TATCAATATTAAAGCTATCCTTCATACTACTAAAATCGGTCTCTTTGATTTTATCATATGCCCATATAAAGGGTGTTAAGGGGAGTTTAGCAATACTAATTAAGTTATTAATACTAAAGCTATCCTTCATACTACTAAAATCGGTCTCTTTGATTTTATCGTATGCCCATATAAAGGGTGTTAAAGGAAGTTTAGCAATACTAATTAAGTTATTAATACTAAAGCTATCCTTCATACTACTAAAATCGGTCTCTTTGATTTTATCGTATGCCCATATAAAGGGTGTTAAAGGAATTTTAGCAACACCAATCAAATTATCGATAGTAAAAATACTACTGATTTTGCTAGATACAGTTTCCCAAGCTGACGCCAATGTGCCTTTAATACCACCTGCCGATGGCTCCCAACCTTCAAAAATACCTCCGATATCAGTGCCTATTGATGTTACAAATTTAGTGAGAGTTCCTTTGATACCGCCAGCTTTAGCATCCCATCCATCAAAAATTCCAGTTATACTATCACCCCAACCGGTTAAAGTGCCTTTTATGCCACCAGCTTTAGCATCCCATCCATCAAATATTCCATTAAAAGATTTTGTAAAACTATCTGTTAATCCTGATAACGGACTTGAACCTCCGCCACTACCCGATATCGTTGCTAATTTATCCCAAAGACTTGACCCTTTAGCTGCTGAATCAGATAAATCAGTTGCTGACTTATTTAATTTAAATGCAGAAGTATCTAGAATTTCGGTATCAATAGTTACATTGGTTTGAGTAGGTTTTTCTAAGACAGGGATATTAGAGAATAAAGGACTTCTTGTTTCTGCATTAGCAATCTTATTTACCATACCACCTAATGCAAACTTAGGAAGTTTATCATTATTAATAGCATTAATCAAATTACCATATTTAGCAGTTGATTTAGCATTTATAACAAATTCACCATTGGATAATTTAGCCATTATCGAATCAGATGTACCAGTTCCCGGGCCTACTATCGGACCGCCCTCTGCAAAGCCAAAGAAATTACCAACATCATTTTTAAAGAAACTGCCGACACTCTTAGAGAAATTACTAGTTGCAGCAGAAGCAGTAGTAACTCCTGGAATAGAATTAATACCCTTATCAAACATCTTAAAGATGCCTTCACCAAGGCCTGATGCCATGTTTTCAACAGCACCGCCTTTACCAAAGCCTAATGAATTAGTTACACCAGTAGAAAAAGAGTTAATAGTAGAGTCGATTAAATTTTGTTTGAGTTTAGAAGCAAAGGTTTGGAATGCATTTTGTCCACTATCTTTTTCGCCACGTAACAACCCTTTAAATGCGTCTGTAAAGCCAGTAGTTAATGTGCTAGAAAAGGCCTTTCCAGCGTCTCTTGCTGCTCTAATACTAGCCGCTGCAACTTCTGACTTGTCCCCCATATCCTTGATATCATCGCCAAGACTAAGAATTTTACCTGCTGTATCAACAGTTGATTTACCTGCTTTTGCGTCAACAGCCATTTGATATTCTAAATCAGCTTGTTGATGGACTAATATGCCTGTTTTAACCTTATCTTCTTCTGTCATAAGATCAATATTTTCAGCGCTTAATCCGCTATATTCTCTAAGGAATGCTGTAATATTTCCTGTAGAAGCTTTACGGAATGCATCCATTTCTTTTAAGGTAGTAGGCATTGTGTTTGCAGCCAGACCTTTATTAGTACCTTCGACACCTGCAGATGCATTTAGTCTATCTTGGAGAAACTGCTCAGTAGGTTTACCAGCTTTAATTGCAGCATCTATATCAGCTTTTAATTGATTAATTTTACCGGCAACAGTTAATGCATAATTCTTAAGCTCAGTATTCATACCTAAGAATGCGTCTTCAGTAAAGCCAGCTTCAGTTATTAAAGTCTTTTGTGTTTCACGACCTAATGCGCCACCTGCTTTAACTAAATCAGCATTAGCAGTGTTTAATGTTTCTTGATTATTAGCCGCTATCTTATATGTTTCAATCCATAATTGAAACGCAGAAGCCATTTCATCTTTTACTGTATTAGCTTTTAATGCAACAGTATTTAATGTTCCATCAACTTTAGTTACTGGGGCAGATGTATCAGCAACAGGAGCGCCCTTAAGATACCCATACACATCCCTAAATCTGGAAATTTGATTTTGGGTCTCTGTATTATTATAGCTATTGCCAAAGCCTACATTATAACCGCCTGCAGTCATTGCAAGATCTTCGTTATTTCTTTTCAATCCTGACTTATAGTATTTAGCACCTGCAAATATATTTTCACGAGCATCTGTATAGTCATTAAGCTTATGCCATCTAGGCACTAATTGCATAACACCAATAGCACCTTTATCACTTACAGCATCTTTCTTTAATCTGCTTTCAACAATTCCTAATGCTTTTAAAGCTATCCAATCAACATTGTATTTAGTTGCCGCTTCTTTGAAGATTGCATCATATGTTGAATTATTTAGTTCTTTGGCACTGAATCCTTCTGGGACTGCCATGCTTGACGCTTTTGGCATCGGTGCCAGCTCTGACTGCGGAATAGCTGTTTGTGGGGACTCTGCGGTACCGCCTGTGGCCGGCTTTCCTGCAATTAGGTCAGTGACAGCCCCACGAAATTCTGAGGCACCTGACTTGATATCTGCGCCAGCTGTGAGAAGCATTTCAGAGAAACTTTGAGGTGGTGTCAATTTGCCAGCAATGTTTAAATTAGCAAACTCTTTACCAAATCGCGATTCCATTCCAGATAGGATATCCTTAATCGGCATACCACCTTTAAGTTTATCTGTTGCAAAATTATACATTTCACCTGACATAGAGTCCATCTTTTGCAATGCTTCAGCAAAATAAATTGTATCTGCACGATTCTTAAGCTCTACCTTTTGTGTAGTTGGTAATGCAGCATATTGAGATGCATTGATATTTAAATCAGGTAATCCCGATTTGATTTTCTCAAATGAAGAAGTAAACCCGTCTGTTATAGTCTCCTTAAGGCGCGTCTTCATATCTACGAAGAAACCTAAGAATGACGTATGAGATTTTAGATTTTCAAAGCTAGTTGCAAGTGCTTCAGTTGAAGAAGTCATATCAGACTCTTTCATAGCTTCTTCTAATGCAGTTTTATATTGTGTAGCAGTACCTGATAATTGTGCCCATAATTTAGAGGGCAACCCTGCCATCAACGCTGTAGACATATTAGAGCCAAAAACTTCATTTACTGTAGAAGTTTTCGAAGTAAGATCTGCAAAACCTGCTTTGATCTCTTCTCTGCGTTTCTCAGCTTTAGCTAATTCTATGCTAAGTGTTTTAATTTTACCAGTATCATTACCTGCTAGTTTAATATCAGAGTTTAGATTAAAGATTTGCTTATCAACACTATCAATTTCTTTCAACAAGTCTACACTGACTGCCCTAAACTTACGAGGAGCATCTAGCCCAAATTCTGGGAATTGAATCTCTCTGTGCGCTATCGCAGCTTCTGCTCGAGCTAATTCATCTTCATAATTATTTATTAATCCTTGTGGATCTCCACCTGCAATTTTATATTTACCATCTCTAAGATCTTGAATAGCATTCTTAAGTCTAGCAATGTTAGTAGCCGCCTTATCAGCGTCGGCTCTTCCAAAATCTTTAAACACTTGTTGATAGTTAATGCCTGATGTTTCAATATCTTTTAAACCTTGCAAAGCTTTGGCAAATGGATCAGTATCTTGAAATCTTTTAGTATCGGCAGCAAGTTGAACCATCCATAAATCTATATTCTCTAAATCGTATTTTCGCTCTTCAAGACGTTTATTATAATTATCAGCTGCCGTTGCATTTTCTCTTTCAACCTTAATCCATTCAGCAGTATCTTTTAAAAATGGATTAGGTTTATCTTCAGGTTTGGTTAAAGTAGCTTCTATATTTGCCCTAGCTGCTACTACTTTTAATGCAAACCTATTCAACGATTCTGCAGTAACCTTATCATCAATAGGGATAATAAGAGGCTCTTTAAGTGCAGGTGGTAAAAATGAACTCAAATCTCTTGTAGTAGCCTTAGGTAAAAGAGAAAATTTATTAGGCGCCCCTAACATATTTAATGCAGGGATATCATATATTGAAGGCGTTTTGATAAATGCAGGGTTTACAGATTTAAATGGAACTTGCTCAGGAGCATTTACTTCTTTTATATTTAAATCACGAGGAGGACTTTGGACACCTCTTTGCACATTAGTCCTTAAATCATTACCCACAAGCGCACGACTAATTCTTTCAGGTGATGTAGTCATCATCTGCCCGTAAGTAGCCTGCTTGATATCAAGAGTTGCTTTTTCATTTACAAAACGTAATGCTTCTACACCTCTAATTCCAAGCTTCTCTATATTTTTGGCTAAAGCTACTGGACCAATTGTTGCAGTATCAGCTGCCATTTCTTGTGCAAGTTTAGCTTCTCTTTCAACAGCTCTTAATGTAGATAAAGTTGCGTTTCGATCTTTAGTACTGAACGTATGATCGAGATGGTCTTTTAATCTTTTAGCTTCTAACCCTAATTGTTGCAATCTTGAAATTGCAGCATTATTTTCAGATTCAGGTAATATATCATTAGCGGTTATACTTACATTAGCATCTTTTAAATTACCTACTAATGAACTTACAAGATTAGTGTATATTTGTTCATCTGCAAGCGCTTTTGCAATTTCTTTTGCACGTGATACGAATTTGCCTAAGGCATCTACTGATTTTTCAAAATAAGAGATATCAACTTTTAAATCTGGACTGCCTAAAAGATTCTGCATAGACATAGAACTCAGATCTTCATTTATCTTTGTTGTATATTTATATACATCATTACTTGCAACTGCAAGACTCATTTTGAAATTTTCATCAAGACCGGGCAATTCACCTAATTTAACAGCTTCATCCGCCATTGCCTTAAGTTCAAAAATACGTGCTTTTACTGCATCTTGCTCAGGTGTCAAGTACGCAGTACTCATAGTCATTTCACGTGCAGAAATTGTTCCGCTTGCTTTTGAACCTTTCCGCGTAGGTAGAGATAATGAGTCTGCGCCACCAAACACTTCATCAAGACGAGTTGACCGCTCCACTGTAAAATTCTTAAAAAGATCTACAGTTTTCTGCATATTGAACCTAGATGCTCGCATTGCTTCTGCAGCTTTCTTATTTAATACTTCAGCTGCTTTCTCTGCATCTTTTTGTAAAGCTGATTTATCACCAGAACCGCCTTTATCCTCAGCATTCTTTAAAGCTTCCATAGAAGATTTAAATGTTTCTTGAGCCTTGGTGTATCTCTCAAATATCTGAGGATCTTCAATATTAGACTCATCAATTAGCCTTGCATCATACTTAAGAGAAATTCCATATTGAGTAGCAGTGTCAGCTTCACTTTTTAGTAATCCAGTCTTTTTATCTTTTGCTGCTGAATGGATCCCAAGTATCTTTTTAACTTTTTCGTATATATCATCCAAGGCTCCCATTAATGTGCCGTTACTACCCATTAAATACATTGCAAGAATGCCGCCTGTAAGCGCAAATATATTAAAGCCTAAAAATAATCTTGGAATAAATTTTGCAATAGTGATAAAGAATGAAGTAATTTTAGGGATAACCATTGAACTGAACATCATGGCTAATCCAGCGCCAATACCTGCACCTGTTTCTCCACCAATCTTATTTCCTACATAAGCACCTGCCGCCCCTGCTGCAACGAGAGTGGTAGCGGTTGCTCCAGCACCTGCAATACCTTTAGTTAATGCGCCCTTAGCACCTAGCAATGCTCTATTAGGATTTGCCATATAATATTGCATGTAGCTTGCTTGGTTCATTGGCAATCCGCCATAACTTCCCATGCGGTTAAAATCTTTGCGTCTATCTGCTGGAGTCATTCCTGCATATTGCGCTTCAAGATCTTTTTGCAATAATTGCTTCTTTATGGCAGCATTACTAGTATATAAACTTCTATCAACATTAGCAGGAGTCAATCCTTGTGAAATCTTTGTATCTAATACGTTATTAGCAAGTTCTTTTGCTGCATTAAATCTACTACGTTGTACACCAACAACACCTGCTGCAATTGCTGGAATTAATCCACCAAAGAGTGTAGCTGCTACGTCCACGTGAGAACCACCCAGTTCGAAAGAACCCATAAAGGCTTTTCTTCCGCGTTCACCGGCCTTCTTAAACTCGTCAGTACTTTCTAAGAATGGTATACGAAATAAAACTGCAGCGCCAACACTGACTATGGCTGCCCGCCAAGTAGATATAAATTTCAGAGTATTAACCATCAGGGCTAAAGCTTTGGTCATCAATGTTATTCTATTTGTTAGACCAGTAAGGCCTCCCATTGCGCCTGCTACTTCTGCTAACCATAGGGATACAAACTTACCCCCCATTGTTTCTCTTAAAATAGCTGTTGCACGTGCCATTGCATATAATTCAGCTGTATATAGTTTAAGTCTTGGAACAAATTTGTCTGGACTAGTTCTGGCAAGTATTTCACCTTTTTCTTTTACAGTATCAAATACTTTTGTTAAATTAGGAAACTTTTGGAATCCTTGCTGCAATACAGTTCCTGCTCCGCTTGTAATAGGCGCTGAGCTTTCTTGTAAGAATCTAGCAAACCCTCTAACTGCTGTTTGGCCTTTAGTTTCTGGACCTTTACTTGGATTAGGCTCAAAAGCGCTTCTGAACCTATCAAAACGAGATGTTCGTTCTTCTTTATAAGTTCTTTTTCTATTTCTAAGATCTGCAGCAACTGCTTCTGCCATAGTTCTATCGGACATGCCTTGTTTTAATTCAGAGCTATATTTACTGATATTAGCGCCTAAGTTCTTGACTATACTACTACCGCCGATCTTACTTGCTAGCTTATCTAGAATAGGAGATGCTTGACGCATCGTATCCCACAACGCACTTACATAGAGACCTGTATAAGACTTCATGTTTAAGCCAACAGACTTTAATCCTGATGTAGCTGCAATACCTTGAAATGCAAGTAATTGATTACCTAAAGCTGCTAATGCTGCTCTAAATAATGTAATAGGGCTTAATGCTAATTGCAAATTAATCAGAGGTTTATATAGAGCTGTTAACGCCCCAGCTAGTAGTGCAATACCGCCAATAGCTACTTGGCTAGGTGTGAGACTGTCCCACATGCCTTTTAAACTTGTTGGTAAGATATCTGAAATATTTTGAATAAGATTTTTAAGACCATTAGTAATAGATAGTGATAATCTGTCATATCCGTATCCTACTTCATCTGCAATCTTTTGTAATACAGTATGGCCTGTACCACGACCTGTCATTTCTCTGAAACTAGGAACAGGAATTCTATGATACGGTTTTACAGTTTCAGCACGAGGTTTGTTTATTAAGTCTGTAGGTGGCCCTTGTGGAGCTTCTTGAATACCTCTGTAAAATGTCTCACCATTCAATGAAGGTGTCATTGTATCAGCGCTTGACATATTAGAAAATGTTAATGCACCAAGTGCTGCTACAGCTAACATAATCCATTTTACAATAGGATGCCCAAACGCGGATGCAAGAAGTGGTGATACCGCTGCAAATCTTGTTGTTGCATAGTTATAGGCACTTTCAATAGAATTATAAAAAGCTCCTAATGAAGTTGCGGGTATTCCTGTTGGTCCAAAAAGTAATCTAGAAAAGAATGTTCCCGTACCAGTGCCAGTAAATGCAGAAGCAAAACGTTCTCTCATACCTGCAAATAAATTAGCAAGTATAGAAGGATCTCTTACCATGCTGCCTAGCATTCCAAACATTCTTACAAGATTGCCTCTTATAGTACCCTCTGGAAATAGCATAGATAATTCGCGCATTACCGGATATATAATTTTAGATCTAATTGCATCAATACCGCTTGGCCCCATTAACGCTAATGCAATTAAACCGCCTTGCATATATGCATGCCCTAAAGGACTATCATAGAATACTTGATCAAACATCCCTAATTGATCAGCAACCAATGCGACCATTGCACTAGAACTTACTACATTGCCTGAACTAAAGAATGAGGATGACGCACGACTCATTGCAGTTTGTGGTCTAGACTGGTATCCAACTCCAGGAGGTAATGGTGGCCCCATTCCTACGTGTGCAGGGTTAGTCATTAAACGTGTCATATTGTGGCCAGCAACAGCAGTATTTGCCATTGTTCCACCAAAGAATGAACCAATAGAGCCTGTTACTTTGAATATTCTAGAAATTTGCTTTTCAAATATTCCTAATGTAGATAACATTTTAAGAGCGGGTCCGCCAAATAGTAATGCACCAATCAAGCCACCAGCTGTACTAAACTGAAATAGATCCAGTATCCCATATACCATGCTCGCAACAGTACCTACAATTGGGATACTCTTCAAGAAGCCTTCAACAGCACCGCCAATGAATCCTAACAGATTAGATATAATTGCAGGCAAGTCCGCTAATATTCCTAATAAAACTGTTCCAGCTACTTTGCCTGCCACTTTGCCAGCTTCTACAGAGAAGCTAACACCAAATCTTACATCAGCAAATACGTTAGCAAATGCTAGCCCTGCAGCAATAGCGGCTCTTAAGAATAAGCCACCAAGCATAGAAGTAATTCTATTTTCTGGCAGTAATAGCGATACAAAAGCTAATCCAAAAACATTAGCAAAAGCTGTTAATGAATGTTTTAATTCTTCTGGCAACCCATCAAATAAGTTTTTAGCAAAGTCTTTAGCTATTTCAATAGATTTTCTAAAATTGCCTGTTGAGATGCTGATTACAAAATCACTACGTAAGGTATCTGCGACTATGCTTCTAATTTTTCTAAAGCTACTTACAACACCGTCACCAATACTTGACAATACATTTGCAGCCATTGGTGAAATAGTTTTAACAGCTTCCAACATTTTCTGGAGATTGCTAGAAATATCTACTGTAGAAATTCTTTTAAATATGCTTATAACAACTTCATAAATTGCTTGGAATACACGAATAGTATTTCCTGCAAATTGTTTCAAACCACCGTCAGTATTATTTTTAAGACTTCTAACTGTACTGATTATTGAATCAATGGTATCTGTCCACCATGAATTACCGATAACAGCATCATATATTTTAAAGAATACTTCTATTACATTTTCACCAAATTTAGAAATAGCGCCAAAGGCCTTTTCTAATTTATTGGTTTGATTCTCAATACCGTCAAATAATTTATTTATACTCTTAGCTAAATCTTTTGCGCTGAAGCTTATATTAGTTGAACTCTCAAGATCTTTTAGTTTACCACGAATTCCTTTGATAAAGTTTCCAAAAAGTTTTTCAATGAATCTAAGACCTTGAAGAAGTCTATTGTAAACGCCAGCTGTGTCAAAAGCTTCATTAATAGAGCTTAAAGTACTTTTAATTGTAACAAATGCTTGGTATAGAGTCTTAGCTAATACTTTTAGGATTGTACCAGTGCCTTGCAAACTCTTAAATACTTTACCAATATTCTTAGCAAAAGTGTCACTCTCAAATTTAATTACTAATTCATTTTGTAAAGATCTAAAGTAACTCTTAATTCCAGCTAAAGCTTTATTGGTGTCTTGTGTTACACCGCTAAACATTTTTGCAAACTTAGTTGTTACACCAAATTTATTAAATGCTTTTTGAATCTTATCAAATACTATAATTGATTTGTTATAAAATTCGTCTAATTGTATAACAACAATATTAAATACTTTTCTAAAAGATAACGAAGGGCCTTTCATTTGGAATAGAGAAGCAAAACTATCTCTTAAACGCCCAGTAATAGTTTGTGAACGATTTGTAATGTAATCTAAGAAAGACCAGTCAGTCAATTCTTTTGTTTTATCAGAAAGATAGTTAAAGCCTTCTGATAATTTAGAAGCAATAAAATAGAATATATCATTTAATATTTTAGCAACTTTTCTATTATCAGAGGATCTGGCAATAAAACTGCTAAACAAATCGCTTACTACAAGGCCTTTTGCAATTCTAGAAAACATACTAGAAAGCGCATCAAAAAGATACACTCCCATTCTACCAATAACACGAGGAATTTCTGCACGAAAGTCAAGAATATCTGACATATATGTTTTTAAGAGATATCCTGTTTTCTTTGCAATTAAAACTTCCCCAAGCATTTGAGGTAACATTGCAAATACAGATTTTAAATTCTCTTTAAGTACTCTACCGCTTGAAAGCATTCTAGAGCCTAATACACTCAGTTGTGATTTATACACAAGGAAGGTATTTTTAAATGCTGTAATAATCATAGGAGAGTCATCTACAGACCAAATACCCTTACCTACACCTCTTTTACCAAGTGTACGTAATACAGCACCATATGCTTCATATGAGCGTACTGCAGTTTTAATATATGCATCAAAGATATATTTGGCTTCGCCAATCTCTTTCTTAACAAAAGTTGAAATGCCTAATGCGCCAAGTAATAATTTAACTTTTAAGACAATTTTCTCAAAACCAAAAATGATTGGTTCTGCAAAATCTTTCATTCTCTCTTTTATGTTAGTTATTACTCTACCAAAATTGACACCCATTTCAAAAGCATTTTTAGAAACTTCACTTAATGCATGAATAGCATCTGAAAGAAATTCCCCAAAGAAGTCTGATAATCCTAACCCTTTTTCAAATTCAGATGCAATAGACTTAATCATTTCGCCTAATTTACTAACACCCTGCGCCATTGTAGGTTTCATTACAGCAAATTCTTTATTAATTTGCTTAGCTTGATCTAACAAGGCTTTCATTACAACTGCTGTTGTTACTTGTCCTGTGGAGGCTAATTCTCTTAGTTTACCTAAACTCACATCTAAATTATCAGCGATAGCCTTAGCAATACGAGGAGTTTGTTCCATCACTGAATTTAACTCTTCACCGCGTAATGCACCAGCAGATAATCCTTGGTTTAATTGGAATAGTGCAGCATTAGCACTATCAGTAGATGCACCAGACACTGCTACAGCTTTCTGAATAGTTTCAGTAACACCTAGTAAAGTCTCCATAGAGACTCTAGTGTCTTTCATTGCTCTGCCAAAGCCTGTAAATACAGTAGTTGTCGATGCGTATAGCGTTCTTGTACGCAATGCTACATCATTAAGGCTAAGCATCGTTGCTGCAAGTTGTTCAGAACGTCCTACAACATTAGCAATTTGGTTTTCTAAATCTTGAAAATCAGAAGACACTTTAGTGAGTCCTGCAAAGGCTCCGCCAAACGCAACTGCACCAAATGCAGCTTTTAAATTACCAGCAAGACCTACTGCGAGATCATTAATACTTCTTAATGAATCACCAGTTTTATCTAAAGATTTGTTTACTTTTAAATCACTTGATTTATTTAAAAATGAACCAGTAAATGTTTTATCTGTCTTAGTTAACGTATCTTTAAAATTACTAGATTCTTTATTTAATTTACTAATACTTTCTGTAGGCTTTTTACCAATTTCTTTTGATAAAGAACCTTCAGTTAGCGCTTTTTCTATATTATTTGTGTTCTGAGATATCTTGGCCAGAGATCTTGCTAAAGCATCAATACTACCCTGTGCCTTGTCAACTTTAGCCTCGATATCAATTACGATACCTGTCATTTGTTTTCTCCATAAAAAACCCCTCCACTAATACCATAAAGGTAATAATAAAGGGGTGTTATTAATTAGGTGTTACGATAACACCATTCGCGTTAACGTTTCCATTAGCTAACAAAGTTCTCTCAATAAAATGAGAAGGTGCTTGTTTACTTGAGCCAGCATTCAACTCCTCTATATATTCAACTTCATTAACTATTTTTCCATCTTGAAGTTTCCAACCATCACGTGCTCTTCCCGTGTCTACTGGAGTTGCTTCTTTTAACGCTTCTATTAATTTTAAAGATTCACGCTCTAAGATAGTTTTAGATCTTTTTGCTAGTTCGGCTCTAAAATCAAGATTTATTTTTACAGTCATAATTTAAGAGTCTCCCCACCAACTGCTCCAGCTATTTTCTGGAAGAATCCAGAACGTTTAAAGTTACTAGGGCTGAGTGCATTATCTTGTCTATCTTCTGATTTACTATTATAAATTGCATCCAATGAAGAAAACAAATTCCAAGGCTTCTCTTTAACGCCCTGTGCTTGTATTAATTTAGCCGCTCTATCATCTGCCCTCCATTCATATGGCCTACGCTCAAAGTAGTTAAGCCACCCTAAGAATTCATCATAAGGCATTTCATCTACCATTTTATACACAGGCATCTTTAAATGAAAAGCTATTTCATAGATAGGTAAATCATTATCACTTAGTTTTACTTTCCCGCGTCAGAGCCTTGACCTAGGCCTGAATACTTCATAATTTCATTAGATAATTTAGACAATTCATCCATCGGGAAATTATCGAATTCTGAATCATCAAGGTCCGAACCGCCTTCAACAGCAGAACGAATAACAGTCTTTAAGAGTTCTAAACCAGCTGAATCATCTTTTTCGATATTAGCAGCTTTAGACTGAATTTCTAGCACTTCTGCAACAGTAAGCTTAGAAATCTTAACATCACTGTTTAAGAATTTAACTGTTTTGGTCATACGTTGGCCAACTAAGTTTTTGATACCTTTTGCTTCTGACATATTACTTACCTTGATTAATTTTGCGTTCATCTAGTTGTGCTCGCATTTGATGTAAAATTGAAAGTGCTTCGAAAGCTTCAGTCTTCTTGTCTGGAGATAACGAAGCATCTTTTGTTCTTTCGAATGTTTTATTAATACTAATATCGATGCTTTTGAGCATATGTTTGACAGTGATGCCAATAACATACTCCAAGCTGAATGGTTTATCCTGAGCCATTTTTATTCCTAATGTTATATAAAGCAAGGGAGCGCTAACTCCCTTGCATAATTAATATCGCTTACGCGGCAGCGCCTACAGTGTATGCACCGCGAATATCAGATTGTACTGTGATTGTCAATTTAGCAGACAATGCATCAGTCAAACTTGGAGTTACTTCTAACGCTTCAAATTTACCTAAGAAGTAGTAAGAAGAGTTACCTACTGAACCAATAGAGTTGTCATCACCGGTAGCGTTAGCAACTGATAAGTAACCTTCTGGTTCTAATGCTAATAAAGAGAATCTGAATAGATAAATATTACCATCATTAATATATATTTTTGATTTAGCAAAGGTACCAGCAGTAGCGCCTTCAATAGATAAAAATGAATCAGCCCATAAGCCTGGAACATAGTTCAAGGTGATTTCCATTGTAGGAGAGTCTGCTTGACCTTGAATTTGTTTAGAAGTTTTAGCACCATATTCAGGTACTTTAACGACGTTAGCTGGTGTACCAATAGCTGGAAATTCTTTGATGTGCGTAATGCGAATAAATTGACCTGCAGCAGGTGTACCAACATCAGTAGGTCCGGCTTCTGTGGCAAAATGTGTAACTGGGCCATCAACAATAGCTGTAAGGTTTGCGGTAGTTTTTGCCATAGAACTCACAGACAAATCTGTGAACATTGCAGCGCCAATAGAAGAAATGTGTGCCATTTTTTAATTCCTTTAAATTTAAGTAGAACTTCCGAAGAAGTTGAAAGTAATTGTGTAGGTACTTTTGTGAATAACTGGTAAAGCTTTATCAGGGCCTACATGCGTAAGACTGCTTATACCAAATTGTGTAACGCCAGAACCTGTAGTCTTAGATTTGTTTACTAAGTATTTATCTAAGACATCTGCTATTACCATAGCACGTCTTGTGCCAGAGCCTGCAGCTATAAAAATATCAATTATGAGAATGCCTGCTAATGAGTATCTATTTATAGGTTTTCCACTAGGTATCACTGATACACGAATAAATTCATCATTAGTAGTATTCATAACTACAAAATTTGTCGGGAATGTTTTTATATTTTCAGCTTTCCATCCATTAGACGAAAATACTGAGTAAACGTCTTTTTCTAATAATTCATATTTGCCCATAATTATACCTCATGATAAAGTTCAACAACTGAAATATGATTGTTTGAAGTAATCACATTACCAAGATGCCATTTATCACTACCTATATACACATGGTCTGTCATCGAAAACGGCCCAACTTCTTTTGTTTTAAACATAATAGTCATCGTTTTCGCTTCTGTAGTTTTAGACGTTTTTGTAATAATTATTTTTGTCGTTATTGAAGGTATAGTCGTATCATTAACTTCACCAGTGCTAAAGTCAAATTCAGAATTAACTGTTTTTGTAAACACTGCTTCAATAGCCAAGTCCTTAGCTGCATTAAATGCTTTATTTAGCTGGACACCAATTAATGAATTATAAGCCATTAATTAGCCCTCCACCATGTTCTCTTACCACTATTCCGGAGTAATGGTTTGATGAGTGTCTTTGCAACCATGGGGATTTTATCCGCAGGTCTAATCACACTAAGTTTAATGCCACTAAGTTCTAAATCTTTAATTAAGCCTGTATTGTCTAAGAGTCCGTCATTATTTAATAAATGATAAGCTAACTCATAAGTAGCTTTAATGACTCTTTGATCAACAACAGTAGAAACTAAAGAAACAAGTATACCAAGCTTAGGATCAAAATATTCACCATCTTTACGGGGATGAGCAAGTGACTGAGCTGAATCTGTAGCTACTCCGATCCAATCCAATTCATCCAACATAAAAGTAGCAGTGCATAGGGCTTGTTCTTTCTGAAGAGCAGGAGCATCAGTCCATGCCGCTACATCTAGTCTGTTCTCAAAATAAGTACTGGCCTCAGTTACGGTAGCATTTGAATTAACACCTTTAACTAGTGCCATAACCTACTCCTTAAGAATGGAATACAGGTAAGATACCTAATGATAATGCAGAAGCTGTTTTACGTGTCCATGTACCACGTGCGTTAGCAATAGTACCAGTTGCAGTCAATGCTTTAGAAGTACCGCTTTCAACAACACCCATGTAATTTGCATCAGATGGGAATTCAGTTTTAGCACCATTCCAATCGTAACCAGCAGGAGATAATACATAACCCCAACGATTCCAAATAGAAGTTGTACCACCACCTTTGTATTTGTTAGCGTCACGGTAAACTTCAACTGAATCAGGAACCGTCAACTGTTCCATTGCAATCGCACCTGGCAATACAATGAATGAAGTTTTCTTATTAGCAGCAAAAGTAGTTGCAGCACCAACGCCAGCACCAGTACGTAACATTGTTAATTCAGCAGCAGAAAGCGACTGAGCAGCACGTGTAGTGATTAGACGGAATTTACCATTGAAGATTGTGTTAAAGTTAATGTTACCATCAACAATAGTTGTTTCATCGACAAAGTTAGCTGAACGAAATGAAGCCATAGTTTCAGGAGATACAATTAAGTACGCCCATTCTGGTTCATAATCTTTAAATGCCATACCAAATGCATTTAAGAAACCTTCAGCACGTGAAGCACCTTGATATGCATAGTTAGTAACCGCACCAGGAGCCACACCATTAGCAGTAACGATTTTCTCAGAACCAAGATCTACGTAGAAACCATATTTCTTATCTGTAGGATCGTTAGAGAATGTTTGACCGCCAAGACCGGTTGAACCTGAACCTGTAGCAGCACCGTTTAATGCTTCAGCTACAGCAACACCTTTCAATACAGAAAGAATAGCATTGTGTTCGTCTTGAGCGCGGGTTTCACCGAAGTCACGACCAATTTTAGCTAAGCCGTCTTGTTGTGTAACAATTTGTTGCATGTTAACTTTTTCGGCACCGTGTGTACGCACAGTTTTAATATATGTGCTGTAGTCAGTGTCGTAATTGGTTTTGACGCCGTCTGCAGATTCAGTTAATGACGCAACGTTAATAGTTGGGTTTAACGGTTTCATCCAACGCATTTGACCAATAAAGGTTTCTGTGCTAGTATCAATTTGTGGATTAGAAGAAGTAATACCTGTGCCAGATAATTTTCTTGCATTGGTATAAGCTTCATCGCTGTAAGCACCAATTGCTTCTTGTAATACATAGTTATTTGTTAAGCCAGCCTGCATACCTGTAGGCAAGGTACTTGTTGTAACGCCCATTTTAATTTTCCTTAAAGTATTTATTTCCTGCGAAGTGATCCTTCAGCAGCACGTTTAAGCACTTCATCTTGTGATAACTGGAATAAAGATTTATTCGAAGTATCTTGAGAAGTACTGCTAGAACTTGTCTGACCGGCCCCTGTCGAAACTTTTGGTTTGAATAAGAAAGAATTGTTATCGTCTTCAGAAAATTGTTTTATAAAGGTTCTTAGATCAGTTCCTGATTTATGCACCCATACTCCATTTTCATTTTGTACAAGTTGCGATGCCACATCCATATATGCCATATCCGCAGCTTTATCACTTCTAAACGTATATCCACTAAGAACAGATTTTACTTCTAAATCCCTAGCGAGTTCTATGTTACGTTTTGTTATCGTTTCCAATTTAGCATTGGCTTCCGCTAACTGAAGTTCATAAACTTCTTTATGTTTTCCTTCTTCTTGAAGTCTTTTTATTTCAGCTTCTTTCTCTTTTTGTTCATACTCAGCAGCTTTCTTTAACGCATTGTCTCTTTCGCTGTACGCTTTATCGAGTTTTTCTTTGATTGGTTTAAGAGCTTCTTGGATCTTCGTGTCCATATCATCCACAGGAGAATTGGTAGCAGTAGTATCCGGAGTAATATTATCAGTTTCTTTTTCTTCGACATTTTCGGTCATTTTATGTTTCCTTTGAGTACAACTCAGTGTTATAAAGTGAATACAATTCACCCTATAGGATATTTGTTTTTAGTATTTAGGGTTAATTTAACGGGTTCTATAATCCCTTAAGATAATTATCTATTAGTATATTTCTAAGGGATAGATAATAGACTGATTAACTAAAGGGATTAAATAAAGGGGGACCGCTTTAGGGTTAATTTAACGGGGTCTCTGTAAAGAACCTGTGCATTATCATTTGTGTTTTGCTCCACATACAGTGCATGTGAACCCTTTCTTCTGATCTGGATTCATCACTCTCATTCCATTGCCATGAAGTTTATCCTGATTAGGATGCTGACATGTACATCTTTTAATTTCTGCGTTCATATTTTAGCCTATACCGTAAAATCCCCAATCATCCTCAAATTTAGTAGGATCAGGAATATCGCTCATTACATCTTTCTTTGTTAAGATGTCTGCTTCTGTTAATGTTTTACCACCGACAACTGATTTACCAGCAACTGGAATTAATCCTTTATCAATAGCTTCTTCTAAATATTGATCATATAATTCTTTTGGAAAACCTCTAGCTAACATTTCATCTAAAGTAACCTTGACAGGGTTCTTATCTAGTACGTTAGCATATAGCTTTCTTATACCCTTCCGGGCCTCCAGCATATCGGCTGCATTGGCGAAAAACGCATCGTGAATGGTGCTTGTGGCAATCTTATTGTCTCGTCCCCATAAATGGAAATTCTTGACCAACGTAGCATCGTTTGAGTGATTCCCGTTAACGGCATATGCTGTTCGTGCTTTAGTCGCGTCTGCAATGTCATTTATCTTTCCTTCAGCATTTACTACTTGTTCCCACCAAGTGGCTTCTGTTTTCTGTTGCACTTGAACTAAATTATTAACCCAATTACCATCTTTATCTTTATAGACTAATCTTTCTTCAAATGACTGGGTAAAGTTTTGCTCAATAACTTTTCCATCAAAATTAACCCATGGGACATTAGTCCAAGACTTGGGCAGCTTATTAGCATAAAATATTTCAAAACCTTTAGAGATATTTAATTTTTCTATAGGCTCTACTTTAAATACTTTAAATCCAGTTCTACGATCTTTTGGGCCTTTTACACCATAAATAAGATCAGCCAAGGTTCCGTCAGGTTTCCAACCATCAAATCTCTTTAAAAACTTTTCAGACAAAGCTTCTCCAGGCCTTAATCCTAATATTTCACTAACTCTATCAGGTAATACATAACCCTTTTTACGGGTACCTAATATACTAGTAGCGCCTATAGATTTCCAATCTAATGCAGCTTGTGAAGGCTTAGCATTAGTTAAATAATCTTCAGCTAGCCTACCAAAGAATTTAGTAAAATCTTTAAGAATAGGAACCTGCTCACCTAAATGTTCAGACATTAATTTAGCAATAGCTTGGAAGTCTTTTGGAGTGACAACCATATCATATGAACGTGTCATCTTTTCTACTAGGTCTTTAGTAGCTGGATCAAGGAAGTATAATTGTTCCATTATCTCATCACCAGGGTCTAGTCCTTTATTAAAGATGTCTTTTACATTTTCTCTTAATTGCTTAAGTTCTGCAGTTGTTTCAGGATCAAACTTTTCATATCTTGCTGCACGTGCCGATATTTCATTTAATACTTTGTCTCTATCACTAGCTCTAACTACTAATGTAGGTGCAAATGTTTCAGGCTTTTTAGTTACATTAATCAATTCTTCTTGTAATGCTGAACTAAGATCTGCTATAGTCTTTTCTGTGTTTGCAGTAGCAGGTGTAAATCCTGCATCTTCTAAAGCCATTTCAGCAGCTTGTTTATTTGTCTTTAAATTATAAACACTCGCTTCATCTTTAATGATAGTGTCTTCACCAAACCTGTTTGACTTTAAAATACGTTTTTGAGCTTCTAATAATTTAAAGGCTCTTGAATCGGAAGGGACATTTAAAGATTTTAAATGCTCATCTAAAAATTCACCGAGTTCTTCAACAACTTGCATAGCAATATATTTCTTAGTATCGCCTTTTGAGCGCTGTTCAAATTTAGCTTTATTTTCAGCTATCTTTTCTTTAGAAAATTTTTCACCAGTCTTATGATCAAATGTTTTATATGTAGCACGCTCTTTTCTTTCATCTGTTAATTCAATATCAGAAGTATGTAGCCATTTAAACGTATTTTTTAATTCTGCAGGAGACAACTGACCTTTCATAGCCTTTGAAATTAACTCACCTTGCGATTTAATAATCTCATCTACTGTGCCTACATAATTAGGATCTGTTTTATTATCAACACCTAATACTCTTAACAATCCTGCAGAATCTTGACGCTCGGATAATAAACCTTCTGTTACTTTTGTTTCAACAGGTTTTGCAGGTTTCTTTTCCAATACTTTTGCAAGTTTACCTTCAACATTAAGAATTCCAGTTCTTTCTCCAGCACCATAAAACGTAACCATATTTTGAGCTTTTGCAGCTTTACGTAAATCTTTCTCATTTAAACCTAATCTCTCATTTAAAACTTTAAACCGAGGATCATTAAAAGTTGCAGCAGCAATTTCATCATATAGCCTGCGTTTCTGATTTGTAGGTATGACATTAGATAACGAGGCTAACTGTTTGTTCTTCGTAGTTAACGCAATAATCTGAGCACCTGATGATGAAGCATCTTGTTCTAAAGCTAAAGCTGTTTTGTATGCATTCATAGAGCCGCCGGCTTTAAGATGATTATCTATCTTAGCAGCTTCCATAGCAAATCTCATGAACTTACCAAGTTCCTCACCTTCAATTAATTGCACCATATCTGATTCCAGAATGGCACGTAAATCTGCAGGTCTGGCTCTTAGCATTTTATTACCAAGGTCTACCATATCTGGCCACAATTTATCAGCAATCTTTTGGCGTCCAGTAAATGACAATGAATTATATCTACCTTCAAATACATCATTTAGACCCCCCATAAAGGCACCTATCTGATCTCTGAAGTTTCTATATCCATCTTCGCCAAGAACCTTTTCTACTTCAGTATTTAAGAAAGGTCTAAATGACTCTCCCGATTGCGGACTAATAAGGCCACGATCATAGATCCTAGCCCGATGATCGACAAAAGCATGATTACTGAAAGCGTAACCATTATTTCTAAGCCAATCCATAGATTTAAATCGCTCATATGCATCACCACGAGAAGAAATATAATGTTTATACTCGTTTAAATCATTATACTTTTTAGCATTACCACGATCATCTTCAAAGTATAGTAATTTCTGAGTAAAGTCGTAAAAGTCATTATCAATTTTATACTTGGATTTGGATGCCCAGTTAAGTGCATCTGCCATATTCTTGTCAACAAATTCTACAGGAAAATCTGAAAAACTATTTGTTGATGTAATAGGTATTCTAGTATCTTCTAAACCGAGGACACCATTATCAATAAAATACGTTTTATAACCCTCGCGAAATAATAACTTATTCTTATCCGTTGTTACACCGACACGAAGGCCGACATCCACTTTCCGTGTGAGCTGTGAGTATTTTTGTACACGCGGATCAGTAACACGTATATTATATGATAAGGTGTCATAATAGGGACCAAATAAAGAACCACTAAGTCTACTTTTCATTCTTCTTTTTTGAACACCATATGTTTCAACTTCAAAGAAATTATTAACATTTTTAGCTTCAAGTAGCTTCATACCTGTTTCATACCATTTACGTCTAGTGCCGTTCATATTAGCAAGATTATATAAATCTCTTCCTAATGCAATAGCAAACTGGTCTCTATCAGGCATATCTGCCATACTTAGCCTGTGAGCAAACTTTAGATAAAATTGCTGTAATGCAGATTCAGTTAAACGTTCTTTACCGTTAGGCATTCTTTTTAATACTAAAGGAATTTTGTAATCAAATGTATTACGTAACTCTCTAGCTATTTTAGGTGATATAGTGTCTTCCCAGTTATTCTTAGCACGAATATTATCAATGAAATTATCATGTAAGTCTTGTAATTGAGTTGGACCTAATACTGGATCAATATAATTATCTTGTTTGAGTTTCTTCAATACGTTGATATCACTACGTATCTGAGTTTCAATAGCATCAGAAACATTCATTACATCAAATTTAATTTGACCTTGTACTACAGCTTTAAAATTATTCCACTGTTCACCATTATTTCTAAATCTAGTAAATAATATACGCAGGTTATCTACCACGACTGCCCTTTCATTAGATCCCATTTTCTCACTAAGTAATTCATTAAATTCCTTAATAAATTCCTTATCTTTAGGCTTTAGAACATTACTTTGTTCTGTCAATCTTAAGTTATTATTTAGTACGGACGGATTGGGTTGGTATAGTCTTGTATCTTCGTATCGACCTGTGACAGGATTAAAAATGAGTTGATCTTCTGTTGGAAGACTATTAAGTACTCTTGCCTTGGCAGATTTCTTAGTATGAATAAGACCACCCCTATAATTAGTGAGTGATAATGTACCGTCTAATTCACCTGATTGCAGTAAATAATAATCTTTAAGTGTTTGTATAAGCTTAGTGTTGCCAATTAAATCATCAGGTGTCATGATTGGAAGTTGCATAGCATCAAGTTTAGCTTTAGCATTAGCAAACTTTTTTGTATCATTTGGCAGTGTATATGTGGGATCGGTCATCCGTCTTAATTCTTTAATCCCAATAGAATTACCTTCGGGATTAGTAAACTGATCTAAGGTAAGCTGCCCGCTTTGGAACATACTAACTTTTTTATAATCACCTAAATGCCTTAATTGTACATCTTGTGGCTGACGCTTTAGCCAATCATTGTATGATTCTCTAAGTGGTGTATTACCGTCATAAAAAGCCTTTTGAGCATCAGTTAAGTTCTCAATATTTCTACGTCTTACTTGTGCTACGCTTTCTAAATCTGCTATATCGCTCCATGATTTAAATACAGGAACTGTTGTAGATCTACAATGCCAATGTGCTGGTGGGAGATGTGTTGTATCGCTAATCGGATAAATTTCACCATCTCTATGGGCACATACTGGGGTTGTTCGTGCGTCAAGGACAGCAACATATTGCCATCCTTGTAACGCTTTTTCATTTGCTTTATAAATAGCATGATCAGCCTGAGAGGATACAGCTGTAATGGCTGTTATTACCAGACCTTTCGACTGCATGCGAGTTATATTATGTACATTTCCTGCACGTACTTGTAGAGCTATTTCATCTACGCTTTTTCCGTCAGCTATACCCTTACGTATAACTGCTTCTAATCTAATTTTTTCATTCTTGGCAATACCTGACCATCCCTGTTCCATTGTACCATTTTCGCTTAATGGATTTTTAAGTACAATTTCTTCAGAGATTCTATTTTTAGGTCTTTCAGTACGCCATATTTTACCCATTGCCACTTCAACTTTTTGATAAGCATATGAGAGTTGATCTGAGACAAGTGATGAAAGATCTTTTTGAACAGAATTATTAATTGACTTATAAGTCTTTCTTAACTCTTGATCAACTGCTTCTCTGAATCTTTCAAAACCCCTGCCTGATAGTTCAGCATCTTTAATTAATTTATCTAGTCTAACAACATGACCATCAATTACTAAATCAACTTTACCAGAGACTCTTCTCTCATACAGACGGATCATTGCTGCGCGATCTAGTGTTTTGTCGTATATTTGTGTATTACTATTAATGGTCATTTGGTATTCCTAGATTAAATTATTCCTTCATAGGTTTTGGTTTACTACCTGCAGCAGCCGCTTCTGACTGCATAGCATATTGATCATTATATTTTGTTGCAGCAGGAATGATTAATTCATCAGCGTTTACTTCTTGTAATGCGGCTTCATCATCATATTCAGAATCAAGAATATCATTTGCTTTTAACATCTGTAACCACACGCTTCTTGGTAATAAACCTGATTGATACCATTGAGTAACAAGATTCAACCAATCAGCACCTAAAGGCACTGGATCAAAATCTGCGGATAAATTAAACACAATATCACATGAATCAATTTGCAGGCCATATCTCCAGTTAACCATTAAGCCTATTACTTGCTTTAATGTACTAGAGATTTTTGTACTCAACACACTTAATTGTGCCGTTTGAGCAGCATTACGAATTTCTAATGCAATACCTGATTGTTCATTTTCAGTTGTAAGCATTCTAATGCCAAGTTTAGCCATTTCATCAATAGATGCTTCAATAGCTTTTTGCATATCTTGTAATGCGTCTGTGGGTGTTTTTAAGACATCTGCTTTATCATCTTGGCGTAATCTTATCCAAGACCCTAATCCAGCGTCTACAATTTCATCAAATTGTTCATCAGGCATATCTGACATAATAACAGGTGTATAAGTAGCTGCACCGTATAGTAAATGATTTCGTCTACTAATTTTATTATATAGGCTAATCTCTTTATCTACGATAGGCATTAATAATGGCATAATAGGTTCTATATTACCATTAACAGGCCATGCAGGAATATGCTTTAGCGGTTCCCCGTTATTAAGTATATTGTCAAATGTTTCTATTAATTCAAAATGGCCTGAAGGTAGTAATTGCTGCGCTTTCTCACCAATACCCCCTATTTTAAGAGTTTGATCACCATTATCTTTAGTTGTGCCCATGAACTTGCGGATTTGGTAATTACCTTGTTCGTTTAACTCATGCACCCATACCGTAGGGACTCTCAGAGCATGGAATTCATTAGTAGTATAATCTTCTGAGTAACCTTTAACAATTACATATTTTAAAACTGTTTTACCAAATACATCTACAGTTGTTGCCCAATTAACAATTGTTTCAGCTTTTTGCAAAATAGGATATGGTTTAATCATATCTCTAGTTTCTTTATCTAAGTTCTCAACATCATTAACGGATGGGTGGTCTACAAATACCCATGCACGGGATGTATTGATCTCTTCCCACAATAGTTCATCAAGAAATGCCACTAGTGTAGAGTCATCACGTCCGATATTGTTGATAAGCCAATCTTTAGCTTCTTCAGGAACTTCATCTGGTAATGTCAATATAGGAGCTTTTCTTAATAAACCCCCAACAAGCATCTTAGCAAATTGTGCAGTAATGCCTGGTAATTCAGCTTCTGACTTATAAAAGTCATATTGAGCTTGGCTCATTGTTGTAGAGAAGGGTATCAGCAAATTGCTAAATCTAATTAGATCAATATACTGATCCAACTCTTTTACAGTACGTTCCCCATTGCATACAGCACGTGCCTTATTCCACGAAGGTTTAAGATACTCATACGCTTGACAAGGATCCGCAACTGTCTTAGTAGGGCCGTATGTCATACTAAGCCTCTAATAGTCTATTAAATTCAACAATAGTGCCTTCAAAATATTCATTTGTCACGCTATTCAAAGCTGTGATTTCCTCTTCAACTTCAGTAGGTGTAATATTCCAGTTAGATGTAATTTTATTTACAAATTCTTTTGGTTGTACCTTTGCCATAACTTTAGGGGCTACGGTTAATGTTTCTTGCTGATCTGCCATTTTATTTTCCTAAAAATTTAGTTGATTCACGTTTACGTCTATTGGTTAAGCCTGGAACGACTTTACCTTCATCTTTATTCCATCTAAGGAATTGAGCAGCTACTTGATCTTTAGGTGCCCCTGCATTGAGTCGCTTCAATAATGTAGAACCTTTAAAAGCGGCTACACCTACATTATATGTAAATTCTACTAATGCATCAAATTCGTTTTGTGTTAACGGTACAGTTACGTTTTTATCAACTGCACTTGTGTATTGCTTAAGGGTAACTTTGAAAAGTTGTAACGCTCGCTCCTTAGTAATGGGAGCATCCTTTAATGTGACTCTAGTACCATTCTCATAGAAAGTACTACCAAAGCCAATAGTAGGGACGCCCTCACCATCTGGATACGGTTGCGATCTAAACCCTTCAGAACCTTTTAAGTCTTCTGCGCCTTTATCGCTAAGTTCCATAATTATACCGCTGCAACAATAACGCCAATAGCAACTTCTTTTGCTACTTCTTGTACATCAGGATTAGTCACAACTTTTTCTGCAACATCTGCTGCTTCGTGTACAGTGTGATTAATAGCTTTTCCTGCATCTTTAAATGCTTTATCTAAACTGTTTGTCATGATACAACCTCTACAATTGTGTCAACAGTTACGTCGACAACATCTTCTACAATGCTGTGAGGTACAATAGGAACTAGTACTTCAACAACCTCTTCTACTGAATCTTTTAAATCATCTAAAAATGACATACCAATCTCCGGAAATAATCCTGTATTAATAAAATTAACTACTAGTTCTTTCTCAAAGCCTAACGATTCTAAAACTCTTGGCGTATGAGGATTTTGTTTTTGCATCTTACAGTAAAAATTTTGTTGATCTATATATAAATCTTCGCTAGAAGAATAATTTACATTTGTTAAATAACACGAAAGTGAATCGTGTGCTAGCTTTAAAAATGCATCTAATTCGGTTATAGTGTTTATATTACTCGCAGCTACCATATCTTTACTGAATATAGCGCGTGCCCATTCAGGCAACTCGCGCTCTCTCTTCCAGCTATACTTCTTCGTCTCTGAAGCAAACCAACTAGTTAATGGATGACTATCTTCAGACACAGGAGAGTAATCAAGAAATGCGCCCGTTACCTTATTAGGGCCAGCCACAATATCTACACCAAAGATAGGAGAATTAGAGGTGATTTTTGGGAATATACAGAGATGCATCATATAGATTTTCTTAGTGTCCCGAAGGTCAATAATATCTAAATGAGCTCTACGTATATAATGGTTACTATACACTCTATTTTCCCAACCGAAATCATGCTCTTCATTCGTATCTTCAGCATAGTTATCTAGTAACACTTTGAATTGTTCAGCCTGAACTGTTAATCTTTCAAAGATTTCACTCATACAGTGTGCTGTGCAAGGTCATATAAATAATCTATTAACTCATTGAACTTTTTGTATATCGTGCTCATCTGAAATCTCGTCAAATAATTTTAATACGAAATCAAAACATTTATTAGCTTCATCAGCTAAGTCATCTGATAGCAAAGGTCTGATCTTATCGATTAATCCTTGTCTATCTTCGAATTCATACATTTTACCGGAGCCTGGAATGACCTTTTTAATCATTTGGCCACCATACATATCTCCGAAATGTCTAACATAAATATGAGCTAAGAGTTGCGCCTTATCTAGTGCTAGTATATGTTGTGAGTACTTTTCAACAGAATCGTAATTGAGCGCATCACAATCTAATTCATCAAAGTCTTGAAATATTTTAATGGAACGTTCTATCCCTTCAAGGTTATCAAGTACTCCGAGAGACCTGGCTCTTTCTTCTAAAATAGCATAGCATCTGAATTGTGAATATAGATAGTCTGCATATATTTCTTTTGGTATTGTTCCACTTAACAATAATTTAGTGAAGCGGTGATTTTCCGCCTCACTATGTTTATCGTGGATTAAGTCACGTAGCATTACGCAGGAGGAACAGGTGGAATAAAATCAGCAATTGATTCAATGTTTTCATAAACTTGCGGTAAGTCTCTTAATTCTTGGCGATAGGCTTTCCATTCTGCAATTTTTTCTTGAGACAGTCCAGTATCAGGAAGTTGCGTCCAATCTGATTTTTCTAATAAATAATCACGATGGCTACGGATACCTGCTAATAATTGCTCTGTGGTAACAACCGGTGCTTCATATGGTTCAAAATATTCTACATAGCCTGCTTCTGTAAGACCGACTTGGTCGCTAAGACCAGTTCTACGCAATACTTCTTCGTATGGGATTTTACTTTCAATAATTATTTCATTTACAACATAGTTATATAATACCACTACATATCTCCTGTACCTGTTGATGGGAACCTTCTACCTTCGCCCCATATAATTCTTACACAACCGCGTCCGCCTGGATTCATACCAGCGCCACCATATGTAGCATTAGACCCTGTGCCAGCTCCGCCACCGCCATATAAGCCGCCACGTCTACCGCCAAAAACACCATAACTCCACCAAGGGTTTTCACCTATGGTTCCACTTTCTCCGCCACTACCGCCCTGGCCGCCAGAGTGACTACGATGACTACCACTAGGGCCTTGGCCAAATGGCCCTGTACCACCTCCTGAAGCACCTCCATGTGTGGAACTATAAGTACCACCTCCTGCTCCTCCACCGCCAGCCCCATTAGAGCTTTGAGCACCGCCATTGCCTGTGTATCCGCCAGCACCGCCGCCGCCATATTGACCAGAGGCGCCACCGTTGCCACCGCCATCGCCAACATAACCGCTACTATCCTGACTACCACCACCACCGGATACAACACTTGTACTAATGAAATAGCTACTTTTGCCGGCATAGGAGCCATTAGCGCCATCACCGCCTTCACCAACTACAACTGTGTAATTTTGGCCTGGAGCTACAGGAATATCATTTCTCCAACCTAAACCTCCACCGCAACCTCCATAATTTGACCATTGGGAGCCGCGACTGGCTTCACCGCCTCCAATGCAAACAACGGAGACCTTAGTAACACCAGGTGGGCACGTCCAAGTATAAGTTCCTGAACCAAAGCCATAGAGGGCTTGGCCAATAGGACCGCCACCACCACCACCACTAGTACTAGTACTTCCAAAAGATAGATTACCTTTCCCATCTGTAACTAAAGGCGCATTGGCTGCACCATCCTTAGAGGGCAATGTAAGAGTAACACCATCTCTTTTCTGAATCTGATCTGTTATAATTTTTGTCATAAGTTATCCTAATAAGGTAAAATGAGTAGGGCAATAACCCTACTCCGTTATTAGACAGACAAAACTGGAAAGACTATTTCGTTTGGATAGTCTTTTTGTTTTGCGACATTATCTAAGGCTAGTCTATACTCTGAAATAGACTTCTTTTTGTCCTCAGAATACGCATCCCACAATTCAGGACTAGTAAGCTCTTTTAATTCTAATTTAAGCTGATCTAACTTACGTTCTGCAGCTCTAGTTAAACGAATTTTATTAAGTTCTTTTTGAAACTCTTTTAGTTCTGCATCTGCCAATTCTACAATTTTGCCTTTAACTAATTTAAGCTTATTATAGTCAAGAAAACTAGAAGGAATTTCAAAAAATTCCTGTTTAGTTTCGTCGTCTGGTAAAACATTTTGAGCTTGAATTAGGCTGCCTGTTTCATCAAACCTTGCAAACATTATCTATCTCCGTACTGAGTAGCGCACTGTGTATAATACCTAGGCATATCTAAATTATTAGTAGCATTTCCTAGATTCCGATTAGTACGTAATGTTTCTAACATCCGTAAATCACAAATAACAGAGCCATCAATTACAGTATCTAAATTGTAGTAATAATGTGAATCTACGAATTTATTAGTTGTTTGATAGTTGTGTGAAGTTGCATATAAAAGCAATACTGTAGTATTTGCAGGAATTACTACTGAAGCGTTACCGCCTGTGTTATTGGTACTTGCTGCATAAGTATAAGGTTGTGACCAAGTTCCTGAAATTACAGCACTATAAGTTACGTTGTTAGTCGGAGTGTATACAGCAAGAGCAGCGCCACCGTATGAGCTAAAATCAGCGCTATGATAAAAAGTAACTGTTTTAGTAATTGATGCGCTGGTAGTATTACGTAATGGAAGTACTGACATTGTAATACCAGTATAGTCATCAGTTGTGTTGTTATCATAATATTGCAGCTGGCGCATATGGCCTAAACGCTTGTTATTTGCATAATAGCATTGGCGATAAATATCACCATTACGGTTGTATGCAAATAAACGATCACTGGTGCTTGTTGGCATACCGTCGCCCATTACCATGTTGAAAGCCGCATAGGTACTATTAGCATCTGTCGTAGTGTTACCTACGTAGCGTGCTGAGTATATTTGACCCCCAGGGCCGTCACTAGTCCACGAGCCAGTACTGCCATACACGTTGCCTTGTGCAGCACTTGTTACAATCATACCGATTGTGTTACCTTCGACAGGCGCGAATTTAACACTACTAATTGATAAATTACCATTAGCATCACTATACACTGCTCCCGCAGTTGCTGTTGAAGGTAATGTAAATGTTGAACCACCTGGTTTTTGAATTTGATCTACTATAATTTTACCCATTTTTTAGCTCCTAGTTTTAAAATAAATATGTACGTGGAATGTCGAGAATGCTTACTGTTGATGTTGTGCCTACAGTAACAGTAACCCAATCAGGGATACTATATTGCTGTTTGGCAGACAAGAAACTGCCTGTTAAAGTTGTACTTGCAGAAGGACTCTTGACCAATGTTTGTAAAACGGTGCCTGTGGTGATATCCACTAAGATTACAGCTCCTTCGATTGCAACTGTGCTACTAATTACCGTACCTGTTGTTATATATTTAACTTCATCTTCGCCAACTACATTATCAGTGTCGGTAATAAGAGAGGTTAACGGATATATAGTTGTCGCATCGATAGCGGCTACTGTAGAAGCATTTCGAGAATCAACATAAGCTTTAACAGCGTGTTCTGTTGGAACGGCTACATTAGAATCACCGGATAAGGTCGCATCACTAGAAAACTCATTAATAGTTTCACCAAGCTGTGCTCCAATGGAACCGAGCTTTAATGATGTTAACCCTGCTAGATCGAAAGCATTAGCATTAAGTGTAGCACGACCAGTAGCCTGATCAATCCTGAAATATTCACCTACTCTAAAGTTACCATCTTGATCGGTACTTACATAGAAAACACGCCCTGGATAAGCTTCTTCGGTTTCATTACCTTGAGCTGCCGGCTGTGTTGGGAGACCTGGATAATTAGTTGTTGTTACACCGCCAGTACCAATACTTAAAAAGTCATGTCCTGTCAAACGAATCTGACTATATTTTGTTCTTACAGTCGCAACAGTCCCGCTAGGCGATCCTGTAGGTTTTTCCTGTGATAAAATTAATACTAATGTACTAGTATTATTAATATATGTGCCAGAAACACTTTGAATAACGTATGCATAAGTATCACCCACTAAGGAAATACTCGAGCCAGGCTTAGGCGCTGCGGTCAGATTCGTAACTACTAACACAAAACCTTTCTGATTCTCTAAAGCTCCAGCTGATACAGTACCTGTACCACCACTTGTAAATGTAAGTGCATCGCCTAATGTAAATGTGCCTGTGGCATTTTTCACATAAAGTTTATTGGCGGAATACTGAACATTAGTCACAGTAGCGCTACCGTTGGGGCCTGTTACTATATCGTTTTCGTTTATCGAGCCATTGCCATATAGGAAGTTTATTTGTTGACCAACTAAAGCACCTGTAATCGGCGTTTCAGACGTATCATACCCTCTTGAGACTGCACCCCAAGTACCATAGCTGTTATTGCCATTTAATGCACGAATGAAACCACCGCCCGTAGCTGAATAACCAAAGTAGCAATAATATGTGAAACAAGATACAATCTCAGCTTTACCACCATCTTTTACCCAGTAGCCTACACCATTATCTGAGATAACAGTATAGCCATGGAAGATCATAGTTCTAGCACCAGCGGCATGAATACTACCGTCAATTAATGCCCCAATAGCTCCACTACAAATCGCAGCACATTCCAAAACATAAGGCGATTTGGTCATAACAGGCGATGCTGGGTTAAATCTTACAACTACACCTTTTATTGTGGATGTTGTGATATCTTCCGCAGTCGTACCTGTAACCCACCCTGTCATACCTTTGAAGGTCATTTTATTAAGGATAGACCCATTGCCCATCAAGAACATTGAAGAATTGGCGTTGCTTGTTATACCATCTGTTGATAACCCAGCTTTAGCTTGAATGGTAACAGTACGCTGACTATCGCCTACAATCGCTGTATGATCTGGAACAATAATAGGTAATTGTTCATCATAGGTACCAGTCTTAACGAAAATAGTTGCGTTAGTACCACACTGTTCTGTAGCATACTTTAAAGTAGCAAATGGTGTAGCTAAATTTCTACCTGAATCTAATGTATCGACACCGTGCGGTGCTACATAGAATATTTTATTAGATTCTGTTGCACCAGTCCAGTCAATTAGATTGCCTGAAACACCTACCGTTAACGAACGCCCTGTATCACCATTTACAATAGGCGGAAGGACATCCGAACCGCCGACAACAAATTGTGACCATTTAGCGGAGTCTTGAACAAATGTCGGCGCTGAAGTGTGAGTTGCAGTTGCAATGTAAGCAGAACCTACAGCATCTTTAACAATATCGTCAGGTAAATATAAAGTACTTGTTGCCCATGCTCCACGCCATCTAATACCACTATTATACTTACGCCAAGCACCTGCCGCTAAATCTGTGGCAAATACTGTAGATGCATGTGGTAATAGTGTAATATAAGTATTACCACCATAAGTAACAACTTCATCTATGCCGTAAGCCGTAGCAGTTGTCCAGTCCCCCTTGTTAGAAATACCGCCTACAATTCTAGTCCAAGATGTTGTGACTGTAGGATTAACATTAGTACTATCGATTACTGCTTGGAATAAAGAACCGCCATAAGTAATTGTTTGTCCAATCTTATATGCTGTTGCGGGTGACCATACACCTAAGTAAGAAAAGCCTGCGAGATAAATATCCCAATAGCTTGTTTCTGTAGGTAGATGACCTGTTGTATCTACTTTAGCTTTATAAATATTTGCACCATATGCTACCAAATCGTTAGGCACATACACTGTTGAATTATTATAAATAGCCTTTACAGAAACACCTTCAACAAATTTATCCCAGAAAGCTGTTGCTGTGGGTAAATTGTTAGTTGAATCTTGTTTAGCAATATAAGTAGAACCACCATATACAACTACATCATTCTTTTGATAAATGCCTGATGAAGAATATGTGCCTTCATACTGAATACCATCTGCAAATTGAGACCAATAAGCTGAGTTAGGAGGTGTTACATTAACGGTATCGACAATACATACATATACTTTACCCCCATGTGCTACACCATCACCAATACGATAATTAGTTGAAGTGCTGAATACACCTTTAAATTTAAAACCCTCTACCATTAACGCCCAATGTGAGGTAGCGGTAGGTAATACACCTGCGGTTTTTAATGCAAATGTATAAACATAAACATTACCGCCATATTTTACAACATCGTTTGTTTCGTAAGATGTAGTTACCAACCACTCTCCCGCGAACTGAAATCTTAGCTTCCCTAAGTCTATATATTGTGTCATACTACTTTCACCCTTAAATGGCCTGTAGCACTCCAGTCAAACTGGTGAGCATTCCTAGACCATAGCCATTGTTTGTAATCTTCACTATCGATAAAACCTTCTTGAGGTAATACAATAGGAGATTCCCCTGAAATAACTTCTACAGTCAATGAACTAGTTTTTGAGTCTACCCTAAAACCATAAAATGTTTCGTCTACGTGATTAAACATTATGCGACTCCTGTTAACATAGCAAGACGTACGTCAATGGAGTTAGCCAGTGAGCTAATAGCTTTAACTACATCTCCAGACTCTAACACAATCTTACCTTGTACGACTTCTTTGCTATCATTACCTTTTAATCTATAATTCTTTAGAAGATAAGTATCAGTAGAATTTGTTATCCAAATACTTATCGGTAAGTCGAAATTGGTAAGATTTGAGATATTACAGCCGATCAATATTACAGAAGAAGTAGCAGTATATATGGTTGTAGCGGTAGTCCCGATACTAGATGCACTGACTCTTTTAAAATTTTGAGCCATAATTACCCCAATGCGATTGCCATTGCAATTGCAGCATCTGTACTAATCTGTGGAAGCAAATCAGAGAGTTCCTCTATACCTGCTTTTAAATTAGTTAAGTTTGTGTCCATTTGTACAATAGTCAAAGGTTCTTCTTGACTCGCGCGTGTAGTTATATCTACCGTAGTCATTTTATGGTGCTACAGTAATTTTCCAAGTGATCGCTAAAGTATCTAACGCGCCTTTATTGATTACTGGGAATTTAGTGCGAGCAACCATTAAACCTGTAGTTAAGTCATTAAACAAGCCTGCCTCACCAATAGCGCCTGTTGCAATACCTGCTGCAAATGAAGCTACATATTGAACTGAATCGTTTAATACAGTTGTCTGTACTCTGACAGCTGCTGAAGATAAGCCTACACGAGGTGTTAACGGATTTACTAATACTGCGTCTGTTGCAGAGACAGCTGTTGCTGTTACATCAGTACCGACTTGCATATGTGAAACTACAGGTGTTGAGGCGTCTAGCATACGTGAAGTAATAAAGGCTAAGCCTGTATTTACCACTAAATTAGTTTCTTCTTGTTGTTTGATATTACCAAATTCATCGGTCAATACGAGGTTAACAATACCTGCTGGTCTTAAACTATCTTTTAACATTTTTTAATCCTTAATAAGTGTTATAATCTATGCCGATATAGCCTGGTTCCACATATCCGTCTACAAAATAGGATTGTACATTTATGATAGCTTTATCAGAGATCTTACCGGTATCTGTTGGTGTTCTTTCTGGACTAATGGTACCAGTAAATATGTCTATGGAATGAATAGTATCGACAATAACTTTATAAAAAGTTTTGGCTGTTATATCAGCTGTTTGAGAAGTGTCATGAACAGCTTTATTGAAGCCGAATAAGAATTGGTCTGAGTAAGTAAAAAGACTTGAAAGTATTTTATTAAATTCGGCTGAGAATGTGTCAAGTAACTTAGGAAAATCTTTTTCTACGGTAAAACTCTCTGATTGTAAAGGATCATCATTACCTAGTATATTATCGCTAACTAATAATGTATCAATAATTGATTTATTTATCGTTCTAAAAGATTCTTCTGAATAAGATAAAGACGAGATGGCAGCCTTATTTGGTGACAATGATACTATATCTGAATAAACAAACGCTGTGTATAATAATCTTACGACATCCATTTGTATAGCAATACTATCAGTGCTCTTTGCAATATCAATTAAACCTTTATCAACACTAAATAATAATAATTCAGAGGTATTGAACACTTCGGATAAGTATCTATTAAATGTTAATCGAATAGTTATTAAATCTATAGGGTTAAAAGTATTTTCAATATTCTTTGTAACAGATAGTGTTATTCTTTCTTTCGAACTAATAGATTCAATAAATAAACGTAAAGCATCAAACTTTAATGATATAATATCAGTAAGTAAACTATTATTCTCAATCGGTTTTACTAAATCAATTGAAGCCTCTTCAATACTTCTATAGAGAGTATTAACACCCTTTACCGAATAAAAATATAATTCATGACTATGTGTCAATAACTCGCTAACATTCTTACCTATTTCAAGATATCGAGGATCCAATGAATTGATATTAGAATTATGTACTTGATCAAACGTAATGTAGCTTATATCGTTTTCTTTAATTGAATTACTAAAGGACTTATCTAAAGTTATAGCCGCACTATCATTAGCATTATATATTGCTATTAATTTTGTAGTGACATCAAAAGATAATACCTCTGGTACAAATAGAGTTTCATTTGTGACTTTAAACATAGATGCATATTGCGCATCATCTATGTCGGCTAATCCGAATATATCATCACTACCTCGCATCGTATCTTCAATACTACGATAATATTCAACTATTCTATCTAAGATATCAGTAGCCGTAGGTATTTCTTGTAATTCTTTTTCAGTATTAAATACAACAAGTTCGCTATTACTAATAAAGTCGAGAGTTGTACGTTTAAATTCAGCAAGTAAGTCTATAGTGTCTGAAGGTATAGTACTGTCTATTAAGCCTTTATTAAACGATAGTATAGCCTCTTCAGCAGTTTGATATATATCTTCAAAGAATCTAATTATTGTTAATCGTAATATAACAGAGTCATTGTATTTAAAATTATCAGCTAAGCGTTTCTCAACTTCTATATTAAGCTTATCTTGACTTACATTAGCATTATCTACAAGCTTTTTACCTATTGCATTGGAAATAAATTCTTGATAAGATAATGTATTAAGTAAAACTCTATTAAAGGTTGCTGCGACATATACGACGTCTGAACTTTTAAAGTAATCTAATGCACCAGTGAATGCTCTTATATCGACTAATGAAGATTTGCCTAAATCATATTGAGCTATTGTTATATCTTTAAAAGTTTCTATTGCAATAACAGGCGTGGTTGCTACCGAAGAGACTACAGGGATTTTAGGAGCATCACCATAAACCATCTTTGAATTAACTTTACCCTCTGCTACTGTCTTCTGTGTTTGTGTAGCAATTAATGTAGGGGAAGAAACCCTAGCAATCACTTCGGCTTTAACGGGTAAATCTACATTATATGGGACAAATATTCTAGACATCCGCCACTAAGTCTGTAGGACTAAACAAGATTTCTACCATTCCTCTAACAGGTTTCCATGTTCTTGTAAAGAGCGACATTGTAGGCTCTGTTACTCTAAGCTCAAAGAATCCATAACTAGAAAATGTTGTAGTTGGTTGTATTGTCCATGCATAGCCTAGGGTCGATGGAAATTGTACATAAATAATATTGAGTGTCGTTACTTCCCATAACGGATCAACATTAGGTAATAGCGCACTAATTCTTGCGGCACCATAAAGTAGTCTATAGTATAAGCCATTATAGAGAACGACATCTTCTCTGTTATATGCAGCTACAGCACTCCACGTTCCTGCATTAGTTGGAACTCTTACTACCAATTTCGCTTGATGTCCACCATTCTTTATCGTAGTTGGTGGTGATGTTTGATCTATTTCATTTGCGGCTTCAACAACAACAGCTTCCCATTTATATCCTGCAATAGTAGCGTCTTCAATAAATGATAATGTTATAGGAAATTCTAATTGCTCACCTTTAATAAATGACCATAATATACTGCCACCGTCATCTATAATGTCGTCTTTTAAATCTGTTAGCTTAGACCTTGCCATTTCTTAACTCCGACCTATCTGCCTTGTTATCTAACTTACTGAGTACTTGATCCAGTTTCCTCCCTAAAGACTCGCCTAGATCTTTCAAGTCCTGTTTCTTTGCATAATGGTCTGCCATTTGCAACTCTAGGTCTTCTAGTTTGTCTAGCTTTTTAGATATTTCAGTAAGCTGTAGTTGCATATCACTGCGCTTAACGTAGTCATTTGCGATTAATAATTTTAAAGCATTAACTTCCTTCTCAGAGTCTGCTAGGCTCGTTTGTATTCCATTTAATTTTGCTACACCTAAGGTAGCAATGAAACTAACAATACCTAAGACTATGTTTACCCAGTCTTGTGTATCCATTTTCAATCCTTTAGAAATTAAACCCACGAGAAACCCGTTTCCCGCCCGTTTGTATTGGATAGAGATATTCTGTGGCATATCTAATACCGTCAGAAAAATGCTCTATATTTTCGGACTTATCAATTGTCGCGATATCTAAGTTGCGGTCTGTCCATTTTGTTCTTTCTAAGGATAAAATAGTACCGGAACATCTAGGATGTACATACAGGTCTATTTTACCTGAAGCTGTTAATAGTTTACGGTTTACAGCAGCTACACTATCAATAATAGGTGGTGCAGCCCTGTGTGCTCTACATATAATGCCATATGTCTCTAATATACTAAAGTCAGTACGGCCTACTGGAGCAGAAGTCTTTCTAGCACGACCAGAAGGATCTGGATATGCATATATCTTATGGCCTTTATATTTTTCTTTAATAGCAATAGCCAGTGATTCTGTATCAGGATGCCCTTGGAACTCATCAATAAATTGCATTTGATGCCCTCTAAGTGTGAAGACACTAGAACACTGACGCATGACGTTAAAGTCAATACATATATGAACATCTTCACCTTCCATAAGGTCTTCTAATGTAGCATCAACATGTTTCTTACGATCAAAACAGTAGAATACACTGTTGCCTGATTCAGCAAATTGTGCTAAGTATTCTGATGCCCATGTTACTGGGTCAATCTTATCTTTAATCTTTTCTATTTCTTGTTGATCTAAGAATGGCGATTGTAAATAATCATACTGATAAAATCCCCAATCAGAGTCTGATTCATGATATGTAGATAGTGTATGAAAGAAATTATATCCTTTGGGTGTACTAATAACTAATGAACGTCCAGGACTTCTAGCACCATAACTTAATGCTCTTTTGTTAGACCATCTAGTGGCAATAGTAGGCTGTATTACAGACATCCATGCGTCTTCAGCACCAAGACCTTTGGTACATGATGATATCTCATCCCATACGACAAAATAAGAACCCTTGCCACGCATACGTTCTACTGATTCATATGATAATAATCTTAATTCAACATTATTAGCGAACCAAAATCGTCCTAAGTCACGGGACATTTTGATAGAATAGTCTTCCATTCCCAAGTCGTATGCTATTAAAGGAAAATAAATATCCTTTACTTGATCATAAGTAGGAGCAATGATGTACACTGTCTTATTAGGCACCTTAGCTGCTAGCTCGAGTAATTCAAATACAGCTGTAACTGCACACACAGCAGCCATATATGATTTACCCCAACCCCTCGCGCAACACACTACGGCGTATCTTAATTTCTGCTCTACAAATAAATGTTTATATATTTCAGATTGTGCTGGATGAAGGTTAATCATATAATACTAAGTCAATGAGATCGTTTAAAACGCATATACCTAAATACACCAATACAACAACAACCCATGTTGATGTCTCTAAAAAGGCATATGATGCAAACATAATTAAATTAGTAAACATTATAATGTAATCCAAATCAAGAATGATATCGCTACTGCTGTCTGACATAGTAGGGCCTTAATTGCTAGTTGTTCGTTTTTAGGGATAAAATAAATTGTTAACATCATCAATGCTACTTGTGAGAACACAAATAACAGTTGAGCATTTTCACTCATAATCGTCGTCGTCACTATCACTATACTCACCTATAATGTGTGTATCACCTTCTTTAGTTAAATTAATAACTAATGGGGATCTCATTTTATCTTCTATAATATTAGTCTCTGGAACACGTCCATATTTATAACGCAACAGTTTATCTGACACAGCTGTCATCTTATCTATTAGGTTCATATGTGTCTGTTCATTATACCATTTAGTCTTACCTGTAGATGTTAATGGTACTATTTTATTATCACGCCAGTCATTATAATATTGTAATTGTTCTTCTAAGAATCTATACTGGTGCACTAATGCTTCAATAGGGTCAAACCCTAAATCTTTAAGCTTAGCTACACTCAAACGTCCACCAGCAGTTAAATTACTCAGACGTTGTATCTTGACACCATCTTCTCTCTTCAGTGGCTTTGTCTGTGTGTCCATAGTTTACTCACATTTCAGTTTGCATTCAATGAGTTACGTCTCCGTAGCCCTCTATTTTAAAAATTAACAATTATTTATTATTAATCTTAGGGTTAATTTAACGGGGTTTTCTATATGTCTCAGCGCTTTGCCCTTTAGGAAAAAGCCAGGGATCCCCTAAGGGATATATTTATTAGATTAATTATTATTGATTAATAACTAAGGATTAACAACTAATGGATTATAATTCAGGGGAGCGGCTTTAGGGTTAATTTAACGGGGTTAAGTCTATACGACAATATAGAAAGTTGATCGTGAAGATCGACAATATGAACCATCACTCATATACCAATTAAATTCTGTTTCTATTCCCATTGGCGGTTGTATCGTAGTATCTTGCCCTGTTATTACTACTGTTGGTGATTTATATGCTACCTGTAATGTTCTACCAATAGTATCTGTTATTGTGGAGCCTAATATTATATCGTTCATAAGAAAAAAAAAAATAAGGGGCCCTCCTACCACCCCGAAGGGCAGTAGGAGGGAAAAGGTTAATCACGCAAGTGTAAAATTTTTACTAGAAATGAAACTGGAAATGCTAAAATTTGCCAAATTACTTTACCTATAAATCGACATAAAACTGTAAGATCATCAGGCGCATGTAAATGACAAGGCTCAATTGTTTTATTAATCATGATTTCCCCGCATTTGCCACATGAATAATATGAATCATCCATTAGAATACCTCCTTAACTAAATCATGACTTGTTTCTTCATGCATGTAATATCTACCATTCTCATAAAACCAAGAACCATTGCACGCTTGACCAAGTCTAGCGGCCCAATAATTACCATAACCATCATAGTGTTTAACAACATACCGATCACCGTCTGCGTTACTATATATGTGATCAATTTCTAGTTTCATAGGCATCACTAGAGACTCATTAGCAGATGTACATACACCATTCCCAAAATACCAATCAAGCTCTTCATTGAATAAATCAACACCGACAAATTTATCATCTTTTTCATATATTATATAAACACGATGATTGTCCCCATTTCTATATTCTTTGCAAACTTCAATCATTATCTTAACCCCATTGCCGTTTCAATTTTAGCCAGATCTTCTTCATTTAGCAAATAGTCTGACCAAGCATTAACCTCATCATATGAAATCCTTACAGAGAAATTCTTTCCAGATTTTGAAATACATACTTCTGAGATTCTATCAAGGTTAATCAATACATTAGTTCCTTGATCTGTGACTTTTATAAAGTTCATTTTATTTTCTCCTTTAAAGGATAGTGACTAGCGCATTCTGCTTTACCATCTACAGCATATCGTGCAGTTGTGTGTCCGATGGTGTTAGGGTACATAATGCCGATAACAGGATACCTTCCGCTAGGGCTAATACTAGCGATAAACACGTGGTTATTCCAATGATCTAACCATGTATCCCCTGCTTTAATGTTTTCTACAACTAAATCAACAAGCCCATAACCTTCTTTAGAGTACCATTCAAGCTCACCAGTAAATGTATTCTCGCCTACGAACTGATCATGTTCTTTAAACAATATTCTAACACGTTGACCATTTGTGTTTTTATACTCTTTGTCTACTTCAATCATTACAGTTTGCCTCATTTTGTTCAATGAAGTGATCCAGAATCTCTTGAGTGACAACAATAGTTGTCATACCTGGAATCGGTTGATTTGAATACACAGCGTTATCATAGATAACATATGGTGTACCGACTAAACTAATAAAATATAATGCACAGTAACTCATTTCACTTCCTCAATTAAATTTAATAACGCCATCTCTTCTTCGATTCAAGCAATGCTGCAATTTTGCTTTCCATAATGTAGGGGTCTTCAATCACTTCGCGCACTTCTAAAAACTTACCATGGCGTCCTACTGAAACTATTTCGAATGTAGCCATTTTGTACTTTGTATCTAGCACACTTCCACAGACTTGTCCGATTTTTGAAAAATGATCCTGTCCAAAATAAAGATTTACATCAATTATGCCTGACGCTCTTTCAAGGAAGCCTGTGTCTCCTACTGCGGCTCGTTTAAAATGTTTAGACTCGTTTAAGATTTTATGGCCAGCACTGCTGTCATTCTCGAAAACATGCGGTGTACTATCAACGATTCTCTCAATTTCACCGACTGCTAAATAGGGATTTGCTACAACACTGGTGACTACTAATGTTATATTATTACCACTACGCTTTATAATTTCGAATGTAGCTACCCTGTATTCATAAGGGAAGGCATTTCCATAAGTCGCGGGTAAATCCCCAATATGGCGTTGTTTGCCTGTTATTGGATCAAAGACAATTACTTGCAAAGTGCTAGAGAGTTTTCTTTCACGCTGTAATGCGCCTCTATACCCTGCAGCAATACGTGGATAAAGTGCTTCTTTCTCGAATGCGCCTTTAGGTTTAAACATAGTAAATTTACAGTTCATTGTACTTCCTCCACTAAATCGTTATCATCAAAATCGCCATTAATAAATTTTCCATCTAATGTAAATGTCGCGGGATCTAATATCCAATCTTCATATGTTGCAGCAATAACAGGATACGTAATATCTTTATCACCGATGTACACGACTTCCCAAATCTGTCCGTCTATGCTTTTGTACTTTTTGCCCACTTCTAATTTTAACATTGTGCTTCTCCACTTTTGCTATGAATGTATGAATATGATGTCCACCAAGAATATCTCCAACCCATGCCATGACAATAGGTTTCTTAGAATACATCATATTGTGTTTGTACTCAAACTTATCACCATCAATGTCAACGCCCGTGAAGGCGCTGACGTTTGACGATAATATTAAAAATAATATTATTAGAGGCATTCTTCCCACTTCTTGAATTGTTCAATTACCTTCATTGAAGTTTCTCTTGAAACAATATACCGTCTAGTGTGTTCATTTGGCCCTTTATACTTTAGCGCAATTATACGCTTATCAACAGCAATATTACGAACACTATCAGTATCAACACAAACGAGACTGCCTCTTTTTGTCATAAACTTAATTAACATAATTTGCTCCATTGGAATCTTAATGCACGAGCTATTTCATGCCAAGTTTCATATGTGACAGTGTGGCATTTATTGTGAGTAGGATATGAAACGCCTACATAGTACTTCTTATCATCTGAATAAAGCGCTACACTCTCTGTTGCATTAAAGTTGATTGTAATTAACTCATCTTCTGTACTCTTAATTACTATAATATTCATGCGTCCATCCCAATAAATTTCATACCAAGTTCACTTCGTTGGGCATTTCTATACTCTAGTGCTTCTGTCAATGTTCTACATCTTTTTGAAATAACTTTACCTTTGTGATTCATAGCGACATCATACACAACTCTTTCAGCTGATACTGTTGGTCTAATATTTCTATAAACACTTTTAACGCTTGTGCCATCTTTCAGATATAGATTTTCAATTCTAGTGTTCTGTTTATTGTTATCAACATAGCCCAGATAATCTAATTGTGTAAGTTCATCGCCATGATGGTATGTCCACACAAGTCGTGCCGCAACATACATTCTATGGTTTACCTGAATGATTCGATTTCTATCAGGATCGAACCTTACAGCGTTGTGGCTTTGCTTAAATTTTGAATCTCTCCAATATAAACAACCTGTTATCGCGTCATAATCGAATAGTCTTCTAACTTCTTTTTGATTCATTTGAAATACCTCTTAGTAGTATTGAAAATTTGCCCAAGATTGGTAATGGGCTGTTTAAAGTATACATGTTAGCGATTCTGATGTTAAATGAGTCTTTGTCTTTAAACGCTATAGGCTCATTAGGCCATTCCCCGTAATACAATCTCCACGCAAGACGTGCTGCAGATGTTTGTTTTTTCGCAGAACCTGGTACACGAACTACACAGCGCACACCTCTACTTTTACCAACGCTTTGTGTAAGACATGCATTAGCGCCATTATGCCTTGTAATTGTGCCATTAATAGCATTATAAATAAAATACCTTTCTTTAATCAAAACTTCAAACTCTTTCATAATTAACCTCGATTAATAAAGTCCAACACATCGCGTCCTAATGCAATTAAATCATTTTCAGAGATGTTATCAGCTAGAATCAATATAGACCCCTCTTTAATCTCTAATAAGAATTCATAATCATTTCTTCTAAACTTAGCAATCCTACCTTCTGAACTTATAATACTAAATGTACCAGATGTAGGATCAGTGTTAAGTTTAATACCTGGTTGAGTAGAGATAATCTCTTTTAAACGCAAGAATGCTTGATCACTACCAATAGAAACTTTAACTTCCATCCCATCGACTTTACAATTAGGGTATAAAAGCTTTAGCAGGTCTATGTGAGAGTCAAGAGAACATTTTAAAGTTTTATATTCAAGATCTACAATAGCATTTCTAGGGCGTGCTTTTAAAGCTTTTTCTATTGCCAAGCCAAGATACTCGTTGCATTTTCCTTTTTGTTTATAAGAAACAAAAGGTATTTTATCAACTAATTCAATGTAAGTTTTTAATGGCATTTGGCCACGTACTGTTGCTTCGCGAGATGTTACCATAAGGTCTTGAATAGTGACTAGTTCAATGCCCTGGATTATTAATTCATTCGCTACTTGTACCAATGTTTTAAATTCCTTACGAGCAATATCTTCAACTTGAAGACGCACGCTATTGTTTGTATATGCTGTTAAATATCTCATCATTTCTTTATCTCCAGTTTTTGATTAAAAACCCCTCAACCATTAAGGTCAAGGGGTGTTTGTTAAAAATTACTTACCAGCTTTTGCTTCACGTTTTAAACGATTAGCTTCACGTTTTGCAGCCAATTCAGCTACAGCTTCTGGGCCTTTAGACTCAGCTTCTGCATCTTCTTCAGCACGTTTCTTAGCTTGGTATTCTGCTAAACCAGCAGCAGCTTTGGGTGACACTTCGCGTTTTTCAACGCCAGCGCTATAAGCTTCCAAGATAGCAGCAGAGTTACTAACAACATAATCAGCAAGTTCAGGATTACCTGATGCTTGTAAGATTTCTGTTTTAGCGGCTTCTACTTTTTCTTCAGCAGTTAAACGTTTTACAGCAGGCCATCTGAACGAATCTAAAACAGCTTTTGCATTGTCAAATAAGAAACCTGAAGTGATTTCCGCAAGTGCTTTTTCCAATTTGTTATAATCAGATTTAGTCACACGACGAATAGTACCACTTTCGAAAGCAGATTCAACTGTGTCTTGGTTATCAACTAACCATTCTGCAACGTCTGTTTGATTGCTTACAGCTGTTAACATAGCTGCTAAAATCAATGGACGTCTAACAAAGTTTAATGCTTCTGCTTTAGTTGCAAATGTTTGACCGTTTACTACGAATGCTTGTTGGATTTGGACTGACATGATGAATTCCTTAAGATAAATTATTAATTAATATTTATCTGTGCGGTCCCACTTAGTGCGCTTTTGCCCAATGCTCTTACAGTTCTTAATACGAGATGAGAATCTAACTTCTTATTTGAAATTAGGGTTAATTTAACGGGGTTGGCACACTCGCATTACAACCCGAACCCGTTAAGGTACTGCTTTTGCTACGCGTTGGCCACAGACGGCACGAGGAACCTGTCCCATGCCTGCAGGGATGCCTCAGACGCGGTTGCCAGCTCTGCCCCCGTTTCTGGCCCAAATTTGGGCACCCTGATGCCAGCGGGTAGCACGGGCTGTGAGTCACCAACTTCCACAAGATTGAGGTCATTGTACGGATCATTCTTATTAACTAATCCCTCCATAGTCCATGAAGTATGTTCCCAATCACCGTCATCTAAATACAACCCAAGTACAGGATAGCCATAGCGCTCCTCAATAATACCCAAAAGCACAACTTCCCGGCCATCTTGTGTCTCATATGCTTTATCTAAATCAATCATTTGTATACTCCACTTAGTTTAATACCTTCAGGCAATACAGGCAGTTCATCACTAAACTCTTTTAAATCACGACCCATCGGTTCTTCATCATCGTAAACATATCCTTCGATAGTCCATGTTTCTCCTGTCCATTCGCTATAATTGTCTAAATACGCACCCACTACACTATATGGGTTTTCTTCAGACGATAAGATTGCAAATAGCACTACTGGACGTTCATTGCGGGTTACATATGTTTTATTTAAATCAATCATTTTCTTACTACCCCTTGGCTTGGATCACTTAATTCAACAAGCTCATAAATGTGCTTGCCTTCGATTACAACACCACCAATGTTTGTTTGGTGGACTTGACGATAGTCTTCGTACTTCATATTAACTACAACTACCGATACCGCTATTGCTATCATCATTCCGATAATAGCAGATATTAAATCAAATTTGTGTAACATGTTCTTAACCTCTTGGTTTATTAACTCTTTCATATTATTGCGCAACTAAATCTAAATCATTATCTACAATACTTTCATCGCATCGCCCGTCTATCATCCAACGCTCATCAATCCATTCCTGATAGTCAGTATCATAATAACGCCCTAACACTGGATAATCAGTTTTAACTGATGTGATAATTTGGTGTACTTCCGCTTTGAAGCCACACTGTGTGCGATACTTCTTTTGAATTTCGATTTTCATAACCTACCCCGGTGGATTGCATGAGTAGCACATGCAGTTTCTGTGATAGCCGTGTGGGCCAAGAATTCTGTCACCATCTTCTTCCCAGTTTTCTTCTTGAGGTTCTGGATCATAATCCCACTCTTGATCATCACTTAATTGACCTCTATAAAATGTCATATCTTATCTCTCAGTAAATGCCGCTAATTAAGAAGATTTGTTAACTGATCACTTTCTACGCAACCGTGCAGGGTGCCATAAGATGGAAAGTAGCCTGTCAGGCTACAAGTCCCTCCATCTTCAAAGTAGATGCTTTCATTAGAGAAATTGAAGCCAATTATCGTCTTCGGCCCTCTTCTCGCGGTTCCCCATGTCTGGCCTATTGCGAATTCAGTCCCGTTTACACGAATGCGTTTCTTTGACTTATGAATCTCCAATTCACCACCAAAGCGATGGTAAGGTTGCCACTCTTGATCACTCATGTCTCATCTCTCCGCTCTGGTTCATTCAACTTAGTTTCAGCCGCATGTTCTAATTGTTTAATGTACACGTACACATCGTACGGTACTTTGAAATGCGCAAGTTTACGCGTTTTTAAATCGGGGATTGCTACAAAGTATGAACCTGTCACGTATCCTCCTCCTCGTCATCCCATTCCCATTCATCATCAAGTTCTTCTTCATCATCGTCGATCCAAGTCTCGTCCTCGCCATGATTTTCATATATAGCCATTGTTAAACCTCTTTAATTAAGTCTTCATCACTGTAAGCGCCACAGTCATAATAATAACCTTTGCGTGTATATATACGTAAGGAATCATCACTCGCGCCCATTGCAACAACATGTTCATCATCTCTAATGTGTATTATCTCATACTTTTCACCACGTTCGTTAACATACATACTACCAACTTCTAAACAGAGTCCATTGAATTCCCCCACAAGACTTGTTTCTGCGATAGGAAATTGCTGTCCCTTGAGCAATCCTGTTAATTTAGTTGCAAGTCCTGATTCAACTCTATAAACATGACCTTTGGCACCAATATAAAGCTTTTTATCATCTGGAGGAAAGACATCAACTATATCATAATCAGACTGTTCATTTTCAAATATTTCACCATATTTACTTACACCAAACTTGCAACCATTAGTTGTACTATATTCATATCTATAGAACCCTACGTCACTGGTTGTTTTTGTTATACTAGCCATTTGACCGCTACGTGTTACATAAATACCGCCTACTTTTACTTTAGGAGGTCTCAGCAAATCGCACTCAGACTTTGTATCAATATACATCTTACCATCTATTGTGTAGTCATAGCCATTATCACCACTAAATACATATCTACCATAATGCTCTATATCTGTTAATGTTACAGGGTTTCCCTCTCGTGTAAAATACTGACGACCCGCTTTAAACTTAAAATTACGTACACGTTCTACTAAATCCCAATCTGATTCGTCATAATCAAATCTTTTACCATCCTTCGTTACTGTATAATCAGCATTTGTACCAAACGGATACACAGGACTCTCTGTCGTCTCAATAATTCTGACAACTTTACCGTGACGTGTTCTATACTTCTTGTTCAGTTTTATTTTCATTTTCGATTTCCTTCTGGATTTTAAATAGGTTCTTTAGCTGTCTGTTTCTGATCAAAAGCTCTTGTTCTAACAACTGAATAGCATGCTTCTTTTCAATTATTAGAATTTCCACCTGCCTTTCATAAATGTAAAGTGGCGTCATCATACATACCGTCCTGAATGTTCAATAAATGTTCTAGAGTATCTGCTTCATCTTTATCGTAGCGTCTCTCAATGAACTTAGGCTCAAATAATGAGTAGTTACCTTTCTCATCACAAATTACTTCTGAATACGTTACACCTATAATTGCATATAACCAATCTCCTCTGTTGTTCCAAATCTCTTGTGTCAATGCATCTGTTAAGTTACCTACACCAACACTTAAGTCACCATCTTCTGTTACACATAATAGTGAACCGAATGTTTCTTTATTAGCACCTGTTCCTGGTATAAATTCAATGACTCTTAACTCACACTCGAATTCTTTCTTAAACTTAACACCACCAGTTGTAGTGCCATCTCTCCATAGCATATCTTTTTTCTTAAGCATACTGCCTTCTTTTCCTTGTCTAACAAGTTCTATGAAATGCGTTTCTGCTTCTTGAAGATTATTAACAATCCGTGTATCAATTATTCTTGTCCATTTACATGCAATGCCTAGATTAGCATCAGAGAGGTGTAGTAAGTCAAAGTGTAAGTTATTCAATCTAGAGTAATAAGGCTCATCATCTGCCCCGTTAGCAATACCTGACAACTTTACTCGATCCCAAACCATGAATACAGGTTTTTCTTCTGGCTTAAAGCTGCCGCCTAAATTAACTCTACGTATGATACCGTTACTAGTTTTACGTTCCAGAATTTCTCCATTTACTTCTACTAATAATTCACCATGATACTGATATCCATCTTTCATATGAGGACTTAATTCAAATATCAGATCATAGTACTCATAGACATTCATTGGCTGGTAATTACGTGATAACATTGAAATATCACCAGCACTCTTAGTGATGTTTACAAACAAGCCATTAGCCTTTTCTTGGGAGAATGCAGGAAATGGAAACTTATCCATCTTAACATTCTTAGGAAGGCTAAACCGCATATATTTCTTAATAGGTATGAATTCAGATTGCTTTGCCTTGTTAATAGATTTCACATCAAAGCCAGCATCTAAACTTTTATTAAGAATTTGACAGAATAGTACTTGAGATTTGGGTGTTAATGTTTGCAAATGTTCATTAATAATCGTCTTTGCTTGATTACCTGTTAGTCTTCTTTTAGCTAGGTTATCTAATAAGGTGAATGTAGCATTGTTGAACATATCACGACCAGTTTTAAAAGGTTCTTCTACATTCCTAATACCATACATGATGAATGGATCATATGCATGCCATATAATATCTTCAAACATTTCATCTTCTAACCCATATGCTAACATATGAATCTTTTCATTCTTAGAAGGCTGTTGTGCTATTGCCAATAATAAATCATATACGTCATCACTATTCATTTCTTAATCCCCAATAATACCTTTAGAATATCCCAAGCTAATTCAGCTAATTGTTTATACATAAATTTCTCCGATTAAAAGGGGAACCGAAGTTCCCCTAAGATTAATTCCACGCTAAATATTCATTAATACGATAACCAGTAGTTCCCCACTGGTATGCTTGAACATACTTATACTTACGATATAATGCTCGTAATTGTTTTCTGCGATCTCTGCTATTACCGCTTAACACAAAATGACTTGGGCTAAGCATGACAGGCGATGCATTCTCCTGCTGCGTTTGATTTGATTCCATTAGTAGTCCTGATATAATATAATGACTTAATACCTTCATCCTGAAATGCCATTTGATGAATCTGTGAGATATAAGCTTCACTCTCATCGGCACTAAAGAAAAGGTTAATAGATTGAGCCTGATCAATATATCTTTGACGAGCAGATGCAAGTCTAATAATTGCTTCAGGTGAAATTTCGAATGCTGTTTTAAACACAGCCTTTTCTTCATCAGTTAGATAATCTTCATTCTGAACTGAACCATTATCATCTACGATACGCTTCATTGCAGCTGTTACATCTTCACCGTGAGACTTAATGATTTCTCTAAGCTTAGGTGATGATCTAAACATTTTGCCACCAGCGGTGTTTTGTACAAATGCATTCTTGTAGATTGGTTCAATACCTTGTGACATACCCCCTGCAAATAATGCTGATGATAAGTTAGGTGCAATAGCTATTAAATGTGTATTACGCATTCCATGACCACGACACCATTCAGGTTCGCCCCATTCACGAGCCATCCATCTTGATGCATCTCGCGCTCTGTCATACAAGTGATAGAACATTGATTGACTGAGATTGTGAGCTTCAAATGAATCAAATGGTAGCATCTTTTCTTGTAAGTAACTGTGGAAGCCTAACATGCCTAAACCTAATGCTCTAGATTTTTCAGAGAACCTTACAATACGCTCCATACCCTTACGCTTCTTACCAATTTCAATTTGATCTTGGTTAACGCAATCTAAGAACACTGTAGCAATGAATACAGCATCTGTCTTACTCCAATCATCATAGTATAATGCATTCATAGATGATAATACACATGCAAATGTATATTCTTCTTCTTTATATTTACCACTGAACAATGCTATTTCAGTACATAAGTTTGAAGCTTTAACTTCTAACCCCTTAGCTGCATACATTGGAGGATTGGCACGATTTACTTTATCGATAAAGAAGAAGTAACCTTTACCAAGCAGTCTAAGCTTCATTGCACGCTGGTAACGTCTGATAGCATCTGCATCACCGTTGTTAAGACGTTCAATAAACGCATCATTGATAATCCAACCTACATTGGCATCATCAGGATGCTTTGTTATATGTGTCACAAGCTCATCAAAGTCAGCATGGTCAATTTCTAAGTAACCTGCCCATGCACCACGTCTCTGTGATCCCTGAGAGATATCTTGTGCTACCTTTACAAAGCCTTTAAATACAGGCAATACACCAGAAGCACTGCCAGCAACACCACTGATAGTGCTACCCCTAGAACGGATATTTCCAAGGTAGTTAGACGTTCCGTAACCTTGTTGACTAAGTACTGCAACTTCTTTTTGTTTTTCATAAAAGTCATATACTTGATCCTCTATTGAGCCACCTGAACAACTGACAGGGCATCCGAAACCTGTACCCATATTTGCCATCACAGGCGTACTAGGGATTAACCAACCTTTCCACATGATATCAAAGAACTTATCTTCCCATGTGACTGGATCAGGTGTATAGGATGCTGCATGTCTAGCTATTCGTGTGTATATTGATAACAAATCAGGATACTTCTCTGATACGTACTTTTCTTTCAATAATTGCCAACTGTTTGTGATAATCCAAGGTGGTAATCTACCCTCCGCTTGTAATCGTTTACGTTCTAAACTTAACTCTCTATACATTTTTTGGTGTCCATGTAAATTTGGCTTCTGCCCAATCCCTACGATAATCATTGCCTTGCGCAATGAAAGTGTCATGTAATGTACTTGATTCAATATCTAAATAAAACCAATCAGCAATCGGATTATATTTAGGTTCAAAGATAGCTGGATAACCTAATCTCTCTAGGCATATATCTAATCTAGATTGTACGAAGTTTTCAAGCATTAATGCATTAATGCCAGGAATATCACCTTTGTCAAAGATCTTTTTGATGATTTGTTTTTCATGTTCAAACAAAATCCATGCAGTAATCTCTAGTTCATTAGCAAGTCTTTCATGTGCTAAGTATTCCTCAGCCTCTATTGCTTCATGATATAGAGTGTTGAACAAATAAGCACCAGCTTGACTATGAATGTTCTCGTCAATAGCGGAGAAATTAATTCCTGCATTAATATTTTGAAATTTATTTTTGCCATTATTATTAAAGTGCTTTAAGAATGCAAAACTAGAATAAAGAATAGCGCCTTCAATCATACTAAACACACCTACTGATTTTAACTTATCATAGGTTGTTTCTGATTGTGTAGCTACTTTCTCTAACCATTCCATTCTATCTTTCAAGATTGGATCGTCTAGGTATGCTAAATAAAACTCAGGGTTATCTAACCCTAGCAATTCATTAATTTTATTATAGAATGGTGCATGAATGTTCAGCTCAAACATTGCAAATACTGAAGCCATTCTTTGAACATCTGGACGTGGAAAATGCTTACATATATAATCACGCCAGTAGTTATTTCCAACATTAACTTCATAGTGTACAAAAAGCAAAAGAACACTGACAATTCCGTGGTACTCTGCTGCTGTACAATTTGTTCGTAATTCATGGATATCTTTCTCCACTTCAATTTCATCTGCTGTCCACAATATGGACGTTTGTTCTTCAGCGAAGTTAACTAACGCTGGATAGTCTGTACCGTAGCATTCTCTTTCTTCAAGAATTTGTGCCATTTAAATCTCCATAAAATCATCTGGGTGTAATAGTATTGAAGCTGATAACCTACCTGTTGGATAGTCATAATCAACACCTGGTACGTTTCCTGTTAGACCTGTGAATCTGCTTTTCAGTACTCTCATCTTAATATGATTTCTTATTCTATCATCATCATGTGACATGTCACGTGCGAATGCTATGATATCATTTGAAATTTGTTTAATTGAGCCTGAACCCTTAATATCATCTAAAGATGGTAATTGACCTTCTTCAAATGATGTCTTGCCTGTAGGTGTCTTCCTTAAATGTGACACTAAGCCAATCCATACGGGATATCTTTTACATAATCTAAGTAAATCATTCATAGTTTTATCTATGGCTTCATTACCTGTTAGTCCATCTACACCTTCTGAAACCAGGATTGTAATGTGATCGATGAATAGATATTTACAACCTGATAATGCCATATACTCTAGCTTTTCAAACAGAGTTGAATCTTCCATAGAACCTTGATGGTCTAATACCATAATTCTATCATCACCAAACACTGCTCTAAAGCCTGATTCTAATTCACTTTCTGTTAATTCTCTATATGAAGGATTGACATTCAACGGAATACCCGAGAGTTTACGTGTAGTCTCAGCAGGTGATTCTTCTAATGATACAATACCTACCATTGCAGGGGTAGTATCTATAATATGCCACACAATTTCTCTGAGAATAGTTGACTTACCTGAGCCTGTACCAGAAGTAAATAGTACAATCTCATTTTCACGCATACCTTTAGTCTTAGTATTTAATGCATCTAAACACATGGGATATGGTACAGATTCAGTATCATTGTAAGCTTTTAAAGCTTCCCATAATTCATCTCTACCTAAGATACCTACAGGCGTGTATTTAGACGCTTCCCAAATAGCAATTAATAATTGTTGGCCGCCTTTCTCAAGTAACATTTGACTTGGATCTTTAACAGGCAATTTAGCTAATCTTACTTTATCAGCACCTATATATTTAATAGCTTCTGCTTTAGCTTTTTCACCAGCTTCATCAGTATCAAGGCATAATACTACTGTGTCAAATGACCTTACCCAATCTCTATGCGCTAAGAGTGTCTTAACATTAGATGCTGAGGGAATTGAGACTACAGGATAAATTTTTCCATACTTATCTAATGATGCTTGTGCTACTGCCATTGCATCTAATTCACCCTCAGTTACAATCAACCTCTTACCACCTGTGCCAAACTTATCCATACCGAATAAAGTTGTTGGTTTACCTATACATGAAAACATCTTAGGTAGCTTTCTAACTTTATAAATACCTTCACCGTAAGGATAATAGTGTGTATCTACTTCGCCATCTTCATTAAATGCTGATTTAACATCAAAGAATTCCGCTACTTCCTTAGATATCTTTCTATCTTTAAAGCCAGCAGTTCTTAGTTTTTCTACATCTAGTACAAAAGGTTTCTTAGGTTTTTCCACGTGAGTGAACTCCTTATTTTTGTTAGCGGGAAACCAAGTTTGACAGCTAAAGCATGTAGCTGTGCCGTTCTCATAGATCTGAAGTGCATCTGAAGAACCGCAATCTGGATTTGGACATGGTTGATTGTGAATTACTATTTTACCCATCTTTTGGCCATTGAATTAAACATTCTGGTGACATTTTAGTGATCATAGTTAATCGTACTCTGTGATCGTGTGATACATTTTCTTTGACATCCCATGATACCTTCTCGATTTGTTTATTATACCACTTGAGTGTTACTGGGGTTTCAACATGGCATAATGACCATGTCTCTGCCCAAGCTAAGGAGCCTTTGGTAGTGTATTCATCAAGGACAATAAACTTGAACTCTTTCTTCGGTCTGCTAGCGAAATGAGCCGCCAAACTGTTAGAGCTAGATTTATATCTACGCCAATCAGATTCTTGTCCATAAGTAGCTTTACCATATGATCTGTAATTCTTCTTGCCAAGATAGAATCTATCCAAGACCGTATCATATATAATGTAGATGAATCCCACATATTGTTTATTTCCTACGTTCATCTGTCTATTAAAACACCAGTGTCCATTATCAAATTTACTAATATCTGAATTGGACACGGTGTGGTTTATTTTACCTTTAAATTCAGCCATCTCTAATTTCCTGTGCTAATGGCCAGTTATCAAAACAGAAATAATCATCATATGTATTCTGTATGTTGATAAGCTTTGCATTAGCTAATAGATATTCAGGCCATTCATCACCATTAGCTTTTATATATTGTTCAATTACTGCCTCTTGGAATTCCTCATCTGTTGTGCAATGTGCTAAAGCTTTTGATGCTTTCACTGGCCCCATTTTCCAAATGCCAGGTATATTATCCGTGGCATCGCCTTTTAATACTTGTTCGTAGAAGTTTCTTTTAGCATCAAGCTCTGAGACTTCTGTAATTGTTTTATGCTTTATATTATAGTGCTTTCCAGGGATCATTAATAGATCCTTATCTATTGAGCATATAACATAATCTATATTATGAGACCTACATTCATTTGCCCATATACGTAATAAATCATCAGCTTCGCGTCCATCTGCAGCTATAGCGATCTCGTGCATTACTGCTAGCTTTCTTACAAATGGTACAAAAAGATTAGGTGGACCAGCTGTACGATGCTTCTTATAGTCTACAAATATTTCGTCTCTATAGTTGCCTTCACCCTTAACAGCCATACAGTAATCACTTGCAAATGTCTCCTCCATAATCACTTCTAACATACTTTCAAAGTTACGCCATATTGCTTTACGATACTCTGTATCTTCTTCTTTAGTGAATACTTGAGGTATTACGTTACCCTCATCATCAAGATATGTGACACCATCAGTACGGTTGTAACAGCAGTTGTGGGCAAGTATATCGCCATCAATCAGTGCTATCAGCATCTAAAACTCCCATTTCCTGAGACAATTTCATTCTTAGCAATGTGCGATCAATCTTATCTCTGATATCAGGCACTCTTTCGCAATTCAATCTAATATTACACTCTGATGAAAGAAGTATTAAAATAGCTTGTACATCAGATAGCTCTGATTTAAGCTTTTCTTTGTTAGTCTTTTCATACAATTCATATTTATGATCAAGTGTGAATCTTAAACATTTAGACGCTTCCTGTGCGGCTTCTGAGAGTTCTTCCATTAAACATACAAGTAGATATTGTTCTTTATTCATTAGTGAATCTCATACCAGTCATTGCCAATTTTTCCGCTACCATCCATAATCTCAACACCGAATAGTTTTGGGCCGTCTGCAAAAGCTTGTTTACCTATTTCTGCTGCTTGTTCAGCAAACTCTTCAGGCACCATAAAGTCAATTTCATCATGCATCATAATTAAGGGTTGGTACGGAATTCCTGCAGATTCGAGTCGCTCCATTGCAAGCATACATGCTGCTCCGCAAGTAATTTTCTCTGCCGATTGCAGTAGATAGACAAGAAGCTTATGGAAACTGTCAACATACACACGAGTACCAGCCAAGCTAGGTATATAACCATCTCCCTTTTTCTTTGTGTTTCCATATATTTTCTCCAACTTTTCACTTAAGTCTTTAAACCCTGGAACAGCTTTAATAAAGCCTGATTTCAATTTCTTACCTTTAACATCATCATGCGAGCCAAAGATATATGACCAAAGCTTTCCACCACTGGCTCCGAATAAGAATGCGTATAGAATTCTTTTGGCATTCGCTCTTGGTACTACATAATTCATCTTTAAATCTTTCTTTAAGATCTCAGTAAGAATATCAGCATTAAATTGATGGATATCACCATTAAGTAATGTATCAATAAATGTAGCATTATTCAAATAATGTGCTAAGCCTCTAGCTTGATTACCTGATGAATCACAGCCTACAAGCTTCCAGCCAGGCTTACATGAGAACAATTCCCGCATTTCTCTACCCCATGGTGAATCTCCTGACGGTACGTTAACAATAATAGAGTGTCTAGCACGCATACTTGGTGTACCGATTGTCATACAATCACCGTGCAGATTGCCTTGAGCATCTACGTTCTTTAACCATGTTGTTAAAATGCCTTGCCTAGCCTTTGCAGTTAAGAAATCTTTATAGAGCTTACCATCACCACCTAAGAATTCTAAACTATCTTCTGTAATCTTAGGTGTAGTTTTCGCTTTTCTTCCTGTAATAGGATCAGCTTTATAATTCCAATCATTAGGAACCCAACCATGTCTATATAGAAATATCTTTACATCTGTTACCGAGTCCAGACTAAGAGGTTCGACTTGAATACGGCAATACTCACCATCGACAATGCGATCATCAGGATCGAACCCACTCCAAGGATCCACATCAAACCACCGAGCAGTATGCGCATCATAACATCCATCCTTTCTATATTTAGGTCTCTTTACTTCTACAATACCAAGTTTCTTATCTACAGCGACTATCTTTAAGCCAAGTTTTGAATTTAGTGCAGTATACGTCTTATCCATTTCAACTTGTAATCTGTCATAAAGTATATGTGCTTTATCTAAATTAAATGGCCATCCACCTAAGTTAGCTTCGGCACACCACTTACTTACTGCATGTTCTACTTTAATATACTCTTTGACTTTAGGATTCTTTTCAGACACTTCAATCAATTCCTGCTTTAATATCTCTAATACCTTGACATTTAATGAAACGTCGTTATTACAGTATTCACCCATTTGTTCAGAATATCCAGACCAGTCTTCAAACTCTTGTTTAGGAAACTCTAAATATTCACCCCAACGTTTTAAACCATGCCCATCATTACCGAACCTCCTATAGTCTAATACTTGTGAAAGAATAAGTGTATCTACAGCTTTTACGCTCTTAGGTAATTCATAGTTGAATAGCTTCTTTAATACAGCTAAGTCATATCCAATAATATTATGGCCCATAACTTGTCTAGCATTATTGAATAGTTGTATCCAATTCATATCTCCTTGCAAAAATTGCATTCGCTTATTAGCACTTACATCATGAACAACCATGATCCACATTTGTGTTACGTCTTTTAATAGTCCATCGGTTTCAATGTCGAATACATAATTCATATATAATTTCCAAATAAAAGGCACCCCAGTATTAGTGAGGTGCCGATTTTGTTATAGGATGCTTTCTACTTCTCCAACCTTTATCGGTCTGCCGGCCTTTTTATAGGCGATTAGGTACTTTAAGTACCATAAAGCTTTTTGGAGTTCTTGTAGAGAATCATCCTTTTGACCATTACGGTCAAGGTATTTTCTTATTTGTAATTCAACTGCTGCTTCGAATTTCACTGGATCACGCAGTGTAGGTATTCTACTCATTGTGTCTAACCATTGTAATTCATCTACATATCCCTTATAATGCTTAGGGTCTACTGCATTATTTACTTCTTGAGTTTTTTTACGATAATTCATTAGATAATTATCTAAAGCTTCTTCGTCATGGAATACAATTTCGTTTCCATTACTTTCTGTAATTACTGCGGTTAAATGGTCATTGTTTAAATTATACTCAGTAACATCACGAATATTCTCATTTAAATATTCATTAATAGTTGCTTTATATACTATTTGAAGATCATATAAAAATGAAATTGTACGCTCTTTCTTTTTCCAATGTCTTCGATCTATTTGTTCATACCACGCATCAAGTTCATCAACATTTCTAATAAAAGAAATTCTTTGAAGCGGCATATTATTTGTTTCTGCTTTTATAAAATATCCGTCTTTAAAATTAGAAATCATACTATCTAATTCACATTCTCTAATAAAAGCTACAAATTGGTGATCTTTATTAAGTATTTTGTATGTATAATTTATCATATATTTAGAATACGTCATCGTCAGTTTCATTACTGCTGAATTCACGTTCATATTCTGTCTCACCGAAATCATCTTCGCTGATACGTGGAGTATATACTATATGCTTTGTTAATTGTACTGTCATAAGGGTAAAGCCTTTCTTTGTAACCCCCATTGGATCTTTATATTCGTATTCAAATACACGAATATTACCGATGGATCCATTTCCAATCGTGTTGGGATCAATAGGTCTTAATTTACCATCAATCAATTTCACAGGTTCATTTGGTGTACCGTCTGATTTAATAGACTTCTTTTTCAGATTAGCTCTGAAATATGTATCACCATCATCTGGAACGATAGCCTTGACAGTCAATCCAATAGCTTCCCATTCTTTCTTTTTCTCTTTGTCGGTAGTCCGAATTTGGAGTTCCCATGTAGGATTTTCTTTATTAAACTTGCCGTTTGGTTTACCAAGTTTAGCGAAATAAATTTCTACGTCATATAACTTTGCCATTGCTGTTCTCTCTTTTGATTTCTGAATTAGGGTTAATTTAACGGGGTCTCTAAGCATTTATAGAGACCCACATTTATTAGGAAATATTTACTGATTCTTGCACGTTTTCATTTACTTTAGCAAGTTCTTCTGGAATGAACCAAACCGGACCGCCTGCATTTGTAGTGATGAAATGAAACTCATACCAGTCAGAGTCTTCGATTTTTCGAGCAATATCAAATGAACCAGGATCTAACGCAAGATTAGTTTCTCTAAATACACCATTATCATCCATGCCCATAAATGTTACATGCAAGAAATCTCCAAAAGATTCTAGAATATGAAGATTACCGCCAAATTCATGAATGTAACCTGCAGCATCATGTGTGCTCATTAAGATGTTTGAAAAGTGTTGCCACAGTGGTTTCCAATGCGGATGATCTTCTTTTCCATAAAAGAAGTCGCGTACATGTGAGTTTTGTCTAAATGTAATCATGCTTTTAACCATTCTGAAAATAAATTAATATAACGATCAACTGTTGCTACAGAATCCTCGTATCCACTTTTGCCTTCACCTAGCATTGCTCTTAATAGCTTAAGCAAACTAAGTACTTCAATTACTTCTTCTTTAAGCACTAGCATTATCTCGTACCATAGCTTGAACATAAAGTGGAGTAACATCGGGAGGTGCGCATGCTGCAACTCCGCCCAGTGGCATCCAACCTTGGTGCAATAGCTCTACTACCATGTTTTCTAAAAGTTTACAGCTTACAGCTTCTAATAATTGATATTGCATTTGACTAATCATTTCTTATACCTGTTCTTTCTTTAGCTTTAAGTTGTCTTTCCCAATTAACTAAATATGGTTCAATGGATTCTTTATCCCATGTGGCATCTGCTCCATGATTAGGTAATCGTCCTGAATACAATGCCATACCTAGTTGCATCTGGTTGATACCTAATCTAATCATTACATCTCTAGTGCTTACTCTCATTTTTGATTCCATGAATAATTATAATCGTTTCAAGTTCAGCAATCTTATCTTGAAGTTTTTCATTCAGTTCAGATTGTGTACGCGCAACCTTATACCAATGAATATTCTTATACATTACAAAAAGTAATGAGCACCATAGTGCTATATCACCGTAAGACATCATCTATTTTTACCTCTATAATTTTTAATATATCAATTCCAAAGATTCTAAGAGGAATATAAAAAATGAATAGCAATACAAATAATGGTATTACCACCGCCAATGAAAACATGGCTTGACAAATATCTTTAAACATAATTATTTCCACATTGCCGATTGTTGTTGTTGATTCAAAGTCAGACTCTTGACTTTATTCTCAAATGCTACTAATGTAACATATTCTTCTCCAGCTAAGTAAGCGGTTTTATACATATGATCAATATTACTATCTAGTAATGCTCTATCAAGCATATGTTTATTTCGTGGTGTGAATGTTTCATCATTCCACTGGTCACAGACGTATTCCTCAAATGCGTCTATCTCTAAATTTAAAACATAGTTAATCGTACTCAGAATATTATCCATTTGGTTCTCCTTAGAAAAATAATAAATCGCCAATTTTTACCATTTTAACATTTGTTCTGAAGCGCTTGCCTAAAGGCACATTATTAAAATGCGTATAGCCTTCTGTTAATTTAGTAGTTCTGAGATTTCTGAATAACATTTTTCGCGCCAATTCATATTGCTTATCCAACACATCTCTATCGGCTTTACCTTTAGGGTGGGGTGTTTTCATACCATGTCGTGCCCATGTAAACAAACCTGGATCACGTTGAATAACATGACATAGATTTTCTCCTGGACGTGCGTGTTCAATTAATACTTGACCTACACCTAACATAGTATCAACTGGTTGGTTTCTTGCCTCGAAATACATTACAGCTACGAGACAACCTATTGATGTTAACATACTTTCCTCCATTTTTGTTTTGAGCAGTTAAAGCATACTCAGGCTTTTATTAGCTATTCCAGCTCTTTGTAGAATTTAACAATGAGTCGCGGAGGAATTGGTGAATACAGCTGTAAGGGATTTACCTCGGTATTCACACAAGCCGAAATACCACAACAGCTACTAGCTGTCTCAAAAGAAACCTCTACTTCATCAGTTACTGGATTAACCATAATCGTGTTTATCATATCATACACAGGGCCACTTACCTCATGCGCAGCTTTATTTTGATAATAGACTCGCGCATGCAAACCCAGGGTATATACTTCCTTTGGACCTGATACAGCATCTTCATCGGTCAGTGTCAAGTAGCCTATTTTCTCGTAAGCTGCCACAAGTAACTCTGCAATCGTTGTCGGCATATCAGTAAACCTCCACGAAATTAATTTGATAAGACCAATCATCGCCTTTGACGATGAAGATTTCAAAATTACATCCTGGATCAATCTCTTCTTGATCTACTCGCTGACAAAAAGAATTCGGGTCGCAGCTACGACACACTTTCATGAAGTCTTCCACACGTCCGTTAAAATCTTCAAAAACATCTTTAATGTCATTTTCTGTAAATGTTGAAACAACTTCGACAACGCCATTACAATTCCAAATAACATGTGCATAAAGCTTTTTCCCAAGGCAATTATTCAACAAAAAAGCATTGGATTCTTCTTTTGAAATAAACATATTAACCCCATTTTTGTAAGATAAAAATTGTGTAAGATCCGTGGTAACCTTCTGTACCACCTGTTGTAATTACATCTGTTAATTCATATTCAGATTCCATTAATGCTTGTAGTTCAGAGTAGTCAGCTTTATGGCCAACAGCAATGTTTAGTATCTTTACTTCGTGTTTCTTCTTTGGTTGTGTTAAACCTATTACATTGCTCATACCGCAAATCCATACCATTTGCCAACAGGCATTATCGGGTTAGCAAGAAACTTGCACATCGGATTTGTGATCTCAATGGCTTCTCTCTCTTTCTTTCTTAAGTTATGCATACATGCTTTTAAATCAACACCACTATAAACATAAGTTATGCTACCGTTTTTATTACGTATAGAATCTACTGGATCTGCTTGACTTTTTACGATACGTGTACGAACAGTATTAGGTGTTGTTCCAGTCAATTCTGCGTATTCATGTATTGTAAATCTTTGTGGCTGTGTCATATAAACTCCTATGCGAAAGCGTATTCGCTTTCTAGAATTAAATTAATATCAAGATCACCCATCTCAAGATAAGTAAGATCTCCGTCAATATCATCCATTATTGGAAACAATGGATTATCTTTATAAAGTTCTACAAATGTCTCGCGAACTATTCTAAAGAGATTTGGCATGTCAGCAAATAAACAACCATAGCTGTCATGAATTGTTGTAATTGTAAAATCACAACGGTGTGTAGTAAGTGCTAAGTGTGCTGCATCTAAACTATGAATAACGTTAGGTGCTGCTCCTTGAGACTGCTTACCTTTACTAGGAACCACATCTTCAATAAAACATATTGCTAATTGAAAAGTGTTTTCATAATAACCTGTAGATTTACGTGACCCAACTGGTGGCCCATACTGTACATAAATCTTTTTAACTTTACCTTCTGTATAATTTTGTACCACAGGAAAGTTTACTATTGGAACATTCCATGATAAAAATTCTTCAATTTTCTCACAGTTTCTTCCGGCATTCTCAAATATATTTAACAGCCTCATTGGCTTCTCTAATGAAGCTTTACAATCTTCAAATACTAATCTGCCCAGCCAAGCTCCCCATTTATGCTCCATATGAAGTAGCAAGTCTATTCCATGCTTTTTTGCATCAAGGATTTGTTGCTCTCCCAATCCATAGCTGCTACCTCCATAAGGAAGAGTCATAGTGTTTCTTTTAACTATCTTCCTTCTTTGTTTCAAATCCTTTATACGATTCCAAAATACAGGTGCTGCAACAGAGCCAATATCAGCCCATTGTTGTTTATAGGCTTTAATTTGAGCTACTAGTTGATTCCTAATTTCAGACTTAGGTTCGGATGCAGTAATCTTTTTCTTTAATTTAATTAAGCCATCTATAAAATCTTCACATTGAAAGATTAAATCCGCTGGCATTCTTGCTATGTCATTAGATATTTTATTCCATACATGTTCGGCAACATATGCATATAAATCACCTGGAAGTTCTAATGGAATTAAATTAACATATGGAGCTGTTATTTCATCTCTTGTTAATGCAGATAAATGTTGTGAGCCGTTCGTTGATCCGTCAATAAAACATTCAACATGTGACTCATACTCTAAATATCTTGGTCCCAATTTTAAAGCATTTCTTAATTCAATACATGCACTTAAGAATTGCCATGGCTTATCTCCTGACATCCATCCTTGATTTACTTTTGGACTTTCTGCATATGATAATAAAATCTCTTGATTGTCTAATACCCACTGATATCGGTCTTTGAGATTGATCTTATCCGTCTTTGCACCATCTTCACGTCCTGATGAACCTGCCCAGTTACTGGCGATAGATACACATAGCCAAAAGAAACCCTCTTCACCAATTACTTTCTTATCTTGACGCATTAAAAGACCTTTAGCAATATCACTAGATTGTTCATGGAGATATGCCGTTGTTGGATATTTCCTTCCACGGAAATCAAGGTAATACATATGGTAAAATACAGTATCCATGAACTTATCTGCTATAGATAGAATAGCTTTTGTTTCCCTTAATTTAGTAGTCTTAGCTTGAGGATTTTGCTGCTCCCATATATCACTAAATGCATCAGTATGGTTATTCAATGCCCATTTAGAAACATTATAAACTTCTTTGTTTATTTGCCAACCCGTATTTAAGCTCTTATTTACTGAATCAAATACTATAGGATGTGTTGCAGGTGTTAATTTTGTTGGAACATCTTTATTACCCGTCTTGACTAATACTTGTCCAGTAGGGTGTTTGAATTCTGTATAAGATTCATATGGTGTTACTGAAGGTAATTTACCCTTGGCACCTTCTCTGCTTACACTTTCCCATAGTAATTGTATTGTCGCATCATCTAAGACTTCTACAATATATGTTGCATGACCATTACCAGCAGAACCTAGTACTGCTCTAAGCATTCCAAGCTCTTCAAATGAGTATAGTATGAATGCACCAGTCTTAGCCGCAACAGATGAATCTTTCTTTAAACCTCGTCTTACTGAATGCCCAATAATGCTAATGACTTCTACCATTAATATTTGTTTGTTTACAGCACCTCTCTTTGGACGAGTGTATAAGTATACGTTAGATATTATTACATCTAATACGCTTTCTAAGTCAATTTCTTTTAGAAATTTTAGCGGACTTTGAGGAGCTATTTCTAATTGCATCCTTCTTTTTAATGACTTCAATAGTTGTATTCTCATCTGATCCTTTGCTGTTTAAAATACTGGAGAACGCACATAGTAGTAATAAATTAAATATCGGCATTGTCACCACTATTTACTAAATGTACTACTGTTGCCATAATTACTACAGGTGTAGTCAATCCGAATAATACGGAAGCTAACCATACTGTTGCCGCATAATTTAATGTATTAGTCATAGAAAGAAAAAAATAAGGGTTAACCCTCCCACATCCCTAATACACCCCCAATTAAGGGAATGTATTAGGGATGTGGGAGGGGATATTCTTACTTACAGAGTCAACAGACTCTGACTTTCTATGGCAGTGTTCGAAGCTCTTTAAGTAGTTCGTAATCCTTTTTGCCTATATAGATCGGGTTGAGGGACCCTTTTAAATTTACAACTGGATAAACACTTATTCCATCTTTTACAAATTCCTTTAAAAGATAGATATCTTCAACATCTAACTTTTTAGCACTGAAAGTATATTCCGGTGGTTTATCTTTTTTGTCCACTGGATAGTGACCTTCTAGAACAATATAACCATTCCACTTAGCCTCCTTTGCTAAACGTCTTAATTCACGTTTAGCTTTTATAGCTTCAAGTTTTTTCTTCTTCTTAAAATCCTCATCAGCTTCTTTTATGAAGTCTTGACAGTCTTTAGTAAAGAAGATCCCAACTGCAATTGCCACAATCCAAAGAGGGTTCATAGTAACAACCCTCCTAAAAGGAATGGTACAATGAGTATAATGTCAAACACTAGCCTCCCGATATTAAGCAAATAGTGATACATATACCAGCTGTTGATTCCAACTGGCATTGTTACAACTGCAACAGCTCCAATTACAACTGCTGTAGCAGCTATAGTTGATGTTACAATTTCCACTTGAGCCTCAATAGCGGTCTCAGCAGGTGTTCTTGAGTCTTCTAGTTTGTTTAAAACTAAGGCACCCAAACCAACAAGTAATACTAATGGTATCATTTCTTTTCTCCAAATAATGCATCAAATAAAGTGTATACAGCAAAGCCAACAACTACCCCTGCTACAATAGGGTTTAATACAACAGCTGTTCCTGTTGCAGCAGCTGTCGCAAACGGTGTAACAATCGTTTGTGCACCTACTTGTAAGGCTGTTCGTGTAACAACTACAGAAGCTACTTCTGCAATTATTATTGGCGCTTGCGCAGCTACGTAAGAGCCTGCGAGATATCCAGCTGATACTGGGGCCACTACATCTAAAACTTTGCTTAGTTCGCTCATTGTAAGCTTCCTCTTGGAATGTGAAGTTATTAAAGATTAATTTTGAATGAATAAATGCCTTTTTCAGATATACGTAGGTCTGAGCCTTCATGCATCCAAATAAGATAGCCAGCTTCTCCTACGTCGAGTGTGCTAACAATAGCCCAGGGATTTCCATCAGGCGGATATATTGCTGTTACTTCAGAGTTATTTCTTTTTCCTTCATAAACTTGACCTGTTAATTCAGAGTCATTAAGAAGATTTAATTCTACTATTACACATGCAATTTTAATTAATTTCATTTTGATTTACCTTTTAGTTAGATTGCATTGCTGCGATTGTAGCCATGATTGCGGCCATTTGATCTTCTACATTGTTGTCTAGAGCTTTGATACTTTCATCATGAGCAATTTTCATTGCTTCTAATTCAGAATAGACTGCTGCTTTTGCTTGTTGAATTGAGTTCATTTTATTACCTTTGATTTTAATTAAGTTAGTTGAGGTACCTTATTGTACTTCATATAAGATACCTCTTTTTCCGCGTTTAAAAGGGATAGTCCGAAGACCATCCCTGTGTTAAAGCACCAGCACCCCCTGCTGGTAAATATGCCCTTCCGTTAAGACACATAGTTTGAAGTCATCTCCATTCAACTTCTCTAGCATAGCTGCTAGACTATCAACATCTCTACCTACCCACGTGACGTTGTCCCACGTGTACTGGACAACATTGCCAATACGCACGCGCGTATTAGCCGCATCTAAGATATTAATCACTGCAGAGTAATCCTCTGCATCGACTTCTTCATAGTCCCAGGGGACGTGGTGTCGGATATCGATATCTAAATTGTTTTCAATTACAAACATTACTGTACTTTTCATTTTTGCTCCTTCAAAGCTGCCTTAAGAAAGGTATCAAAGGCTTCTGAGTTTTTCTCTTTCTTTTTACGGAAAGGGAATGGCACACCCTTAGAGTTTATTAGCGCTAATTGTTGGATAGGTGTTACTCTATTGTGTTTCATGATATACTCCTTAGTTATAATAATCGATATTGATTATCATATAAGATACCATTATTTCCGTATTAGGAATTAACAATTAATGGATAATGACTAAAGGGTTAATTGAGGGGGGACGTCTGAAGGGTTAATTCAACGGGTTCGGTGCTGAAAACTGCGACACGCCCCGCACTGAGAGTGCCAGTTCTGCGACCAGAAACTGCCCTACACGGCACGCGGACGGCACGCTGCCCCCTCAGTGATGCCCCCGTCTCAGGCGGCCCACACACGCCCAACTTTGAGAGGTGTGAAATCTGCCCGTCTCTGCCACGCTGAGGCTGCCCCATGCCTGTCGTATAGCTGGCCACTCAGTCGCCACGTCTACCCCCGTTCCTGTGCGAATAAATGCCCCAACCGTAGTCAGGGCATCTCAAATTTTACAAATAGGCTTTCACAATTTCTTTACAGATACCACTACGTACAATATCATCAACATCAAAAGTAACTATACCAACTTTATTAATACCATGTAATCTAGTAATAGCATCAGCTAATCCTGAATTACCTTTAATATCTTTCTGTTGTATATCACCATCAATAACTACTTTAGTATTCTCACCAATTCTAGTTAAGAACATTTTCATTTGAGCAGGAGTACAATTTTGAGCTTCATCTAATAATACGAATGTATTTTCAAATGTACTTCCTCTGATAAATGCCAATGGTCTTGCTTCAATTACTTTACGTTTAAATAAGTAATCTGTAAATGAATGACCTAATCTTTTGTTTAATATATCTTTTATTGGATCAACGTAGGGAGCATATTTTTCCTCAAGCTCTCCTGGTAAGTATCCAAACGATTCACCGGCTTCTACCGCAGGCCTTGTAACAATGATCTTTGATATTCGCTTGTTCTGTAGTAATTGAGCAGCATATGATAATGCTACATATGATTTACCTGTACCAGCAACCCCAACACCAAATGTTATTATATTTGATTTGATGGAATTTAAATATCTTTTCTGTGCATCTGTTAAAAGCTGTAAGTCCTTTTCAGTAGTGGGTTCTACAACGTTTTCTTCAGTACGTCTAGATTTTTTCGCCATGTGTTTTTTCCCTTTTTATTCAGGATCTTTAGACGTGATACTGCCGCCACCCAAAACGGCAACCGACAGCGCGAGTAAACTATCCATTTCTTCAGGTGTTAATACTAACACTTTAAATGAACTTAAGATAGCTAATGTAGCTGAAATAATACCGAACCATGTAGATGGCTCTCTTAATCTGGATGTGATATAACTCATAATTTTTCCTATGTTATTGTTAAATTAAATACACCTGTTTGACTGCTGTAACCCATACATTTTATATAATAATCTTGACCAGCTAAGCAACCGTACGAGAATAGCGCGGAACCTGCGCCACCTGAATCGTCGTCTTGAATTAGCAAAGTGCCCGTGTAATCATACATCAGCATAAAGTTATCTCCGATTGCACCGGTCAAAGCAAATTGATACGTCTTCCCGACAGCTGGGGTGAATCTGTAAGTCACGTTCGAAGTGGCTACGGCAACAGCGCCTTGAGTCGTGCCTGTGGTCGTAATAGCTGTACAACTTCCACCATAAATCGATAACGCGTGCGCACCGCTGTTGGGCGGACTAAATGCCCTTGCCTTTATGAGATACGTGGTGTTAGCGGCTAAGGTGCCGGTCGCTTGCGAGTTATTAAGGTAAGCCGAATCATCATCACTAAATTGGATGGTCATACCACTACTATCATAAATTTCAACAAAAGGATCTACTGCAGATGTTAATACAAATGTATAACTTCCACTCGTGGTTGGGGTGAATGAATACCATGTTGGGAAGGCATTCCCAGTAGCACGTGCGGTACGTGTTCCCGCTGTGATTACAGTGGCTGAGGGAGGCGTGGCTGACGCGATCGTTGTGAAAGTATCGGTCTCATTCATTCCTTTGTTAAAGCCACCCCCTGTACTGAATTGTGCCGCTACATCGACATAATATTTTGTGGAAGCAGCTAGGCCAGAAAATACGTGTGTTGAGCTTGCGCCGCTATAACTGGCGAGCGGTGTTCCCGTATTAGATAATGAAGGGAATAAATCAATGTAGTAAGTACCTATAGAATACGTCCCTGTATAGGTCAAAGAGACCGTGGCAGAACCTGAATTTATGCCACTGACTGATACATTTAGAGTACCTAGGACGTTCGTTGCGGTTGCAACGGCAGAACTGGTACCGACATCTGAATCGGGATAGTTGGCTGCTTTCGCTTTAACAAAAAGATAATATGTGCCCGGGGTCAAAGTATTAACGCTTGTAAATGTTGTGCTAGTCTGAGTAGTTGTTACACTATTAAACGTCACATCATAACTTGTAGCGTTTGTAACTGCACTCCATGTAAATGATACTTGATTGACTGAACCGGTGGCCGCCGTAAACGAAGGTGTAGAGAGTTTAGCATTTGTTACGATTATATTACCAGATGTAGCAGCATCTGAGTTAGTGTAGTTTGCGGCCTTGGCCACAACACTCAAAGAGTAAGTCCCTGCGGCAACGCCCGATGCGATGTTAAATGTAAGACCAGTTTGAGTTGTAGTATTGCCATTAAACGTCACATCATAACTTGTAGCATTAGAGACTGCAGTCCATGCGAAAGATACCGAGTTAACACCACCAGCTACTACTGAATATAGTGGGGTCGCTAATTTAGGTGAGGTTACATTGACAGTGGTGGATACACCGGCATCTGAACTCGTGAAGCCAGTTGCTTTAGCCACTACAGATAAGGCATATGAACCGGCATTGACTCCACTTGTTCTAGCAAATGTCGTGCTTGTTTGATTTGTGGTAGTGCCGTTGAATGTAACATCATAACTTGTGGCGCTAGTAATCGCATTCCATGTAAACGAAACAGTACCTGCGCCACCCGTAGCCGCTGTAAATGTAGGCGTCCCAAGTTTTACAACGCTACTCTTTCCCCATCCATCAGACATAGAAATTGTCCCTGAAGTTCTTCCAAAGAGAGCCCTGACTGCTGTATCATTCATACTGATAGCTGTATTACTTGCAAAACCTAACTCTATATTAACCTGTGATAATGAGATACTATTTGGAGAGACGGGTAATGTCATTACGTAGCTCCTCTATTTGCAATTGTTGCTCTTTTATAGCTTCAATTAATAATGGTATAATCTTCTGGTAATCTACACCAAGAAATCCATCATCTTTTTCATGAACAGCTTCCGGAATAACTTCCATTATTTCCTGAGCAATTACACCTATATCATTTCGCTTGAATAGGTCTTGATTTTGCTTAGCGTAATAGTCATCATTCCAGGTGAAAGTATATCCATTTATTTTAGATAGTTTTTCAATGGGATTTGAAATTAATACAATATTATGTTTCAATCTTTTATCTGAACCATTGTATGCCGTTATATTCGCAGTAGCAGTTATATTTCCAGTTACATATACATTCCCAGAGGCTCTGAGCGCATATGAGGGGTCGCATATATAAACTGAAGTTCGAGTAGAGCCAGGTGACATATTAAACTGACTGGCAAAGTATCCTGCGTACTGAGCGGTATCCGCTCCACTGGTGCCGTAAGAAGCATGTGAACCTAAACTAACTTGGAAAGCATTATTTCCAGCCTCTGAACTGTAAGTTACGTTAAAAGCTCTACAAAACTCATTATTTAGATAATAACCTGTTTCGCCCATACGTATTAAAGTACTGCCGTTGACGTCCGGTTTCCCATTATGACCCCAAAACATCGTTTCCATACCTACACCCGCTCTATTTACGAAATCACTCGGGTGCCTTATCTTTGCTTGGTAAGCTATCCTAACAGGTTGTTCAGCAGACCCTGCTGGATTTGCGTATACAACTGTATAGTCGCCAATAACGCTATCTCCGGCGGAAAATAATAAGTTATTAGTATTTGAATACGTTCTAAACTCATGACTAGTTCTATCTTCATTAATAGTTAACCGTTCTCCCGTTCCAGATGTAGATTTTAACTCTCCTGTAAATGTTGTTATGGCCTCTAGGCTGCCAACTTTAAATAAACTAAGATAAGGTACACCCCACACTGTATTTTGGTAGTCTCCATTTGGCTGATATATCGCATCAGTCTGCCATTGCTTCTCCCCAGTAGCTACAGTATAAGGTGTTTCTGACCAAGTTATAATATTCCAAAACAAATCGTAGGCTATTGCTGGCAATGCGCCATCTGTAGACGCCATAGGTGTTTGAGGCTCATAACCAGTATATAGTTGTTTGTAGTATAACCTTTTTGCAGTTTTACCTGATGGACCTGGAACTGTAGAAGGACTACCATCGATACCATCTTTCATACTGACTACAGGTGTTGTCCATCCTGTAACTGCAATATTACCTACATAGCCTGCACGCGCAGATACAACCGCCCTTGAGGTATAAACTGGGGTAGTTCCTGCGGGTATTGCGTAACTCCATGTCGCTCCCGTCGAAGTTGGCATGGTCACCAGAGTATTCCCACTACTAAAACTGTATAAACCTCCGGAAGGAGTAGTAGATGGCGCCCCTCTTGTATAAATGGTAATTTCCGCAATACTTGATCCTTCAATCTTAATTGGAGTATTCCATGTAAAACTACTCGCGCCTAATAGTTTATAGCCAACGGATGACCACATCGGCTCTGTGCTATCAGGCACTAGATCGACATTAGAATACCAATTAGCCGGTGCGCCTACAACAGAGGGCGCTGCTGCACTTCGTCTAAAAATAATATCTACTGAATCGCCTGTATCGCCTTTTATAGATAAGCCTTGATCTCCTTTCTCGCCTTTAATTTTAGAAGGGGTAGACCATGTACCATATGATAATACAACTCCTGTGGCACTTAAAGTATTCACTTGCTGGCTCATCCAAATTGTCGTTGTATCAGGAATAGGCCCCCACCCTGTGGCAGTCTGCGTAGATGATGCTGGAAGCGTTGGAGCATTTGTAGCAGAACTATAAGTAAAGCGTATAGTACCACTAGTGCCATCTTTTGAGATTGCAACAGGAAATGACCATACAGCTGAATGCGGAGGTAAGCCATCACTAGTGAAGATTCTGGTTGCCATATATAATTGATCGGTACCAGCAGGCACCCCATCCGACCAACCTGTAGCAGCTGGACTGCTAAATGTACCACCTGCAGGTCTATCAACCAATGGGGTTGCACTTCGGTTGAAGCATATCCCATTAACTTGGCCTTGCCCTACTGCACCTGGAGAACCATTCTCTCCTCTTATCTTAACAATTGATACTGTTGCTTCACCATTTGCTGTGACGGTGGTTCGCATGTATTGATCTAATGGTACACCAATTGGATGCCAGTTTGTAGAACCGTCTACACTAAACTCTAGTTTTGTATCTGATGTAGAGACCAATTCAGTAGGTGTTTTCCATACTAGCGCTTGAGGTGATTCTCCATCACTTGTAAATAAACGACTACTCATCCATACTGTCAGGTTGGTGCCATTGTCTTCCGGTATGCCATCAGACCAGCCGGAAGGTACAGGTAGTAAGAAAGAGCCGTCTGTTGGTGTATCAGGTTTTAAAATACTACGTTTAAATATAGTACTGGTAAATGAAGTTGTTTTTAATTGAGTGAACGGAATTGTTAATGAATCGCTCATTATTGAAAATGTCGTCGCGTCTACAACTTTTACACTCGTAGCCATTGAAGCATTCGTAGTTGATACTGTAATCGAGTTGCTCGTATCTGTCTGCACAACGCCAGCTATTGTCCACTGGTGAGTCGCCGATGCGTAAGGAGTGCTAAAAGTTATTGTTGTAGGTACCAATACTCCGATTTCACTGCGTTCTATTTTAGAAACACTAGCCGTTATCATTTTTGTATTAAATGTATTTAAATTTAATACTAGATCACTTTCAACAAGATCAGAATACGTCCCGTCAGCTCTATAACCCCTAACTGCAAAAACAGTACTAATGTATGGAATAATTTGGTTAATGCTATATGTTGTCGCTTTAATGTCTGATGCGAGTAATACAAAAGTGGCCACACCCTGTGTTTCGTATCTAGCATAATATAAGTCATAACTCACTGTTAATGAATCATTTGTAGTCCATTTTACTTCGCCCAGTGCAGTACTTTTTGGATCATAATAAGGCGTATAAACAGGCTTAGAAGGGGTAGGTACAACAGTGCTCGTTACAGGGACACTGACAGTAGGCGCTAAAAATTCAGTAATATCTGAATTTAAGACAGGCGCATATACAGCAGATACTTTACATATATTATTAATATCAATTTCAACTTGTAAAATTCTTAGCCTAGTCGGAACTGAATTAGTTATTGTTTTACTTGTAAGCGTTACAATATCTCCAGGCTCTAATAGCTTATTAGTTATAATATAACTAAAAGATATTGCATAAGTGTCTCTACTTTTCTCAACAGTGTACTTAGCTAATAACGCTGCATGGTAGTAGTCAGTTATACCTGAAGCCGATATTTCATTTGAAGATAGTATATAACCGTCTTGCGAAAGGAGTGTATTGTATTTCCCTGAGTCACTCGGCACTGCAATGAAATCGGTATAAGTTTCATCTGCACTGTTCCAAATCTGGGCACCGCTCGTAGCTTGTGATAACGTACCTGCCATGCCAAATAAAGCAGCACCCGTACATTCGACTGTTATGGAATATCTGCCTGCGGTCAAAGCCTTCACGCTACTTGTATACAACCCATTTGAAGCGTATCCATCGACAATCATGACACTGGTTTCGAGATTCACCATCCTTACACGGTGATTGGAGTCTCCAGATGCAATTCTCAATCTATAATCATCAGCCAACGCTGTAGGTATATAAATCTTGTAAACAAATGTAAACCCAGCGGATTCGCCAGACCATACGGCATAATTGTTTAAAAGAGTTGGCCCTACGTTTGCACCATTATTTTCCTCACCCCAGTTAGTGCGGGTGGATCGACTGTATCTAAAAGGTCCAACACCTCTATAGGGCGCTGAATCGGTAATTTTAGGTGGCCATGATACTTTCTCTTCTACAAATTCTGCTGATTCATTTTTAAAAGTGACTGTACAATAGTTATATTTAGAAGATGACGGTGGAAAGGATTTAAGCACTTCTTGTGATAGCACTAAATCGCTATCTGTTATTGTGACACCTGTAGGATTATCTAAGAGTAGTTTATATTTACCCCCAGACCAGACTAAAGAAGCTTCCGGCATAGATAGCAAAATAGACTTTACATTTTCTGAAATAGATTTAGAAGTATCTAGTACAATATTACATTCATACTTACGTAAGGGTTCTGTAACTGACGGTGCCGCATTATAAGGAGCAACTAAAGTATTACCTAGTTGAGTAGGGTTGTAAAATTTGCCACTTCTTGCAGACATGACTTTCATATCAGCATTTGCAATGACTTGATCACAAACAGCTGCAGTCTCTCTAAATGAATTCAAATCTAACATAGATTCTGTTATTCTCAAAGAATCGTCCAAGCTGCCACAATCTAGCAAATAATCCAATAGCACCCAAGCTGGGTTATTAGAATACACCCTAGTAGGCAAAATTGCTGTATTGCCCGGGTTCAATGTTGTTCTTATTTTTCGACCTTCGATAAGAAACTTAACCTTTGGAACGGAAGTGAACTGTGGATTCATTGCATTCAATTTAAACGCACAAGAAGCATACGCAATATTAGTAAATGCTGCTGCCTTACGTCTAGGTTGATTTGCAGTCATGACTGCGTCTGTCCCGCCATTTGTATGTATATCAATCCTAAGAGCAGACTGATTAGAATGTTTGCTATCCCATTTACTTCTTGCGCTACCTCCTAAGTCGGGAGATGAGATGTATTTATCATCAACAAGACATTCTACAACACGGTTGATATCACCCCTTGCGATAGTATACTGTGCATATAGTAAATCTGATACTGCATCAGTTGGATATGTAGTGTCTAATTTAAGTGCCGATTGTGCAGGCACTATTAGAGATGATGTGATTGTTTTTGTAGCATCTGTTGGATCTATAGTTACGACAGATAACGAAGATGCTGGAATGGCAGACGGACCAGCTTGAAAAGTTTGTTGACTATTAACTGTGACACCTGTCATTGTAAATTTCTTTGTAGTGTCTGCATATACTAATGTCCCTTCGACAAGACCTCTACCATATACTAAAGGTAAGTATCCTGTTACCATCTTAGCTTCAGGTGTTATACCAGTTGTCTTTTCAGGCGGCTCAGGCTTAGTCCATTCTTCATAGATTGCCCAAAGTATAAGACCTGTTTTAACAATATCAGAAAATGTTATCATTATTTCTTACCCCATTGAAGCATTAGTTTAGAAACATCATCTTGCGATCTTTCAAAGCAAGTGTCGCCTACTGCAGGTGGATAGTCCTTGCTAATGTGCCATCCCGCAACTGAATCAAGGACATACATAGGACTTGCGCATGTGAGTTTAATTAAGGATTCTCCAATAGCATCTGTTTTCAAATAGGAATCAATTCCTGAGATAACACCTTTATATGCAATTACAATTGTTACATCACTATCAGTGACATATACATTTTTAACAGTTACCGGCATTCCATTTGAGAAACTGCTTAAAGAAGAGTTAGCTAACTCTATCCCGTATGTAACCTGTTTTATATCTGAAACAACTATAGGTGATACAGAAACTAGTCGAGAATCAGCAAGGTAAACAACACCCTCTACCGTCTCATTTTTATAACTAGAAGTCGTATTTATACTTCCTATGGTTGCAATAACGAACATATCTTTTAATGTTCCTGTCGCAAAATTTCTCATAACGCCTCTATCAATTTAACTTGGCCTGTGGTCATCATAATACCATCGCTGTACACCATGCCTGAGATAACATCTGTATCGTACTTGGCATTCATTTCTACTTCTGTATATTTTACAGCCGTTGTAGTAGTTATTGGCAATCGTAACTCTGGAAATATTACCAAAGAAGTCGTATGGCTAACCACCATATAAACCTTTGGATCAATACCGAAAGTTATAAAGAGACCTACTGGCAATTTTTTATTAGTATTAGAAACAATTGGTAGACTAGTTACACCAGCAAGCGCTGCGCCAACTGTCAATTCCGTTTCTGAGTCAATAAAATAAGACTTAGGTTTACTATGTCCAGGATTCCCAGGAATTAAAGTTGTAACAGTTAATGTCTTTGCTACTGCATCTGTAGATGTTATTATTCCAACACCAATTATACTTTTATTAAGGACACTTACATAATTAAAATTAGATGGGGTTACTACTGTAAACACATTACCATTTTCTTTATTTAGTGTTGCTGTTATTTCTAATGGTTTTTCTATTTGTAATTGTGCCCCATAATTCTGAGGCATTTTAATTTTAAAACTTTCGGATGACCCTTTAGTCACTAGGTGTGCAAATAAATCGTTAGCAGTACCAACGAGGGGTTCAAGATTCGCATCTATCTCCCAACGTTGGACATTACGTTTTACCGAAACTCTAGATAATGAAAGGGTATCCGAACTAAATACTGGTTGATTGCTTTTAACTGTCAATGGGGCAATAAATTTAGCAATCATCTCAGTACCGTTCAGGATACCGTATGACATATTAACCTCTATAATTACGCTCACGATTGTACTGATTCACACCAGCCGCGATTTGCGGTAGCATTTGTGAAATCTCAGCACGTGTTTGGCGAGAAATATCGCCTGTTATATTCATATTAATAACACTATTATTAGTAATAGTATTTGTTGTACTATTAGCTTTTGATGCAGTTGGTACAGCCATAATAGGTGAAGCCGCAGAAGAAATGGTTGCACCTGAATTAATAGCTTCCACTAAAGCGCGGTTTTTTGCAGTGGCTGCAGCGTTGATAACAAATTCGCCATTAGATAACATTGTTGGAATTGAATCAGATGTACCTGTCCCTGGGCCTGTAATCAAACCGCCTGTTGCAGCTGTGCCAAAGCCATAATAATCCGAGCCTCCGCTACCTGAGAAGAAAGAACTCAAAATATTAGCACCTAATCCTAGTAATATACTAAGACCTGCACTCTGACCTACTGATTTAAGCAAACTCATTGCTGTTTCGCCAGGATTGGTTGTAACAGTTGCCATTAGCGCTGTTATACCATCTGACAGGTCTGTCATATTGTTATTGCTAAATCCAAAATCATTTTTCCAGCCTGCATCCCAATTAGATGCCATTCCCGTACCTTGAACATCTTTTGCAAGGGTAATTGCAGGATTAGGATCAGCTGCCCAATCTTTTAATAAATTACCAGAACCCACAGCAAACATTGGAACTTGGGTTATTGGATCTGTTGTGAATTTAAAGTTAGAAGGTCCTGAGGGTTTAGAGACAGCCAATGGTTTATAATCTTTATATAAACGATAATCATAATATTGCTCTGCAGTCAATGTTTGTGCTTTGTCAGACAGACCTACCCAACTTAATACTCGATCCCATAATCCATAATTAGGATTAGGATATGTTGATTGATCGATAACTGTCGGTAAATTCGAATTTGCCCTAATATCTGTTAATATATTAGCGCCCCAATCTTGATTCAATTTACCAGACAAAGAAGATGTTAATTCATTAAAATTAATGTCGTTACTAAGTAAATCTAATTCAGCGGGGGAAACAGGACTTCCTACTGCGCCTGTTATTGAGTCTAAAGCCTTATTTGCGTATATAGAATCAGAAAATATCTTGGGATAGAATTGAGATAATCCTGCAGCAGTTGAAGTATCATATGCCTGTAATACAGGAGGGACTCCAGCATCAGCACCCGCAGGTTTTATTAACCAATTTCCTATCTTGTCTAACATTGTTGGCGGACGAAGTTTATTAATATCAAAGTTAGACTTACCTAAAACCCAATCAGCCCCTAATGTCTGCTCGGAAGTCATTGCGCCGCCGGCTTTTACATAAGCAACTAATTGATCCAAGTTTGCCTTAGCTCCGGAAACATTTTTAGGGCTCGCATTCTTATCTAATAGAAATGGAAAGTACGAACCATTAGGATTATCAGCACTACCTTGCAATGTATAACCTGCCCAAGTATCTGATGCAAATTGTTCTCCCAAGAATTTTGCGTCAAATGGGAATTTAGTTTTAACATTATCTAAAGCAAATAGTGTATCTGGTAGTTTAAAATCAGGTAACGCACCTACCTTTCCTGCATCAATATAGCCATCCGCAGTCATGCTATTATAAAAATCTTTTAGCGAAATAGCTGTATCAGTGCCAGTTTTATACAATTTATCAGCCAAGTAAGAAGCCATTTTAACACTATCGGAACCAAACTTCTTAACGCCTGTTGGTGATAATAGTTCTTTAATATGCGCAAAAGGATCAGAACCTTGATTAAGTCCAACCTTCCTCGTTGAAAGATCAACAGTCATATATGGAGTAGTTGATGTTTTTGCAGGTACTTTTGGCTGTATCCAATCTGACACTTTTGTTTGCTTAGTGGCAACTTTCTTAACTAACTGTGCAGAAATCTTTTGTTGGGTTTCAGCAGGTACCTTGATTTCAGGGAATTTCCATTTCCCTTGGGTGTCCAATTGTAAAACAGGTTTATCTACGGGAACACGTTCAGCAATTGTTTCACCTTGCGTGTTTGTTAAGCCTAAGACAGTTTCGCGAATCTTAGCTCCAGTAGCAACATCATCTTCAGTATAATTATAAGAACCTGTATTGCTATCCAACCCCCAATGGCCCATACCTAATTGCTTATCTGAAATTAAACTAGCCATTACATTGGCAGGAATACTATAACCATTTAAAGCTACTTGATTAGTCTTGGATGCATTTGCAGCAACTTGTTTAAGTATACTTGCATTTTTGTCATCAGAGATTAACTTGTCAATACCTGTTGCGTCTTGTGTATACCCAGCCTTTTCTAAGAAATCTTTGAGTTCTTTATTACCGCCTACAGTGGCTAAACTTGCATCTATTACCTTGCCAATATTGAATTCATTAGTATTAGCAGCACCTAAGTATCTATTACCAACCGTTAAACCCTTAGCAATCTTTTCGGCTTGAGTTCCTACAACTTCTGTCCATTTTTGATTCCAAGCACCAACTGAATTTATGTCATTTGCACCTAAATTTGCAAAAACCTTTGGGTTAGCAACAGTATCTTTCACATATTTATTATGTGCTGCAACTCTAGAAAATATATCAGCACTATGAGCTACGTAATTCTGCTTGCCTTGGTCAGTTAGAATATGCCAACTACTTGAGGGGGCCATTGGCTTAGGTGCCAGTAACGCATCTTTAGTGGCTTCACTAAACGAATCCATACCTGCCGGTAAAACTTCTTTATAAGACCATTCACCAGTTACAGCGTCTTTTGTGCCCTTGGATTTAGTAGATCCTAGTGCATTTGTATAAGTCAAGTCTGCAAGAGTAGTAAAATTAGGATCAATTTTATAATCATTTGCAGATAATCCGGATATGTTTCCTGCTACAGCGTTAATCAAACTTTCTCTATTTAGAGTACTAGTGCCAACAGCGAGAGTATCGCCCATAGTAGGCACCCAATCAGACATTTCTCCAGTATTATCCCAAGAGTATTTCCCTAGCGCTGTCCTAACTAATTGGCCTGCACCACTAATGCCCTTCATCATTAATTTATTGAAAGCAGCAATGCCGTAATCCTTTCCACCATAATTAACAGAAGAATTTGAAGGCAATCCTGATGTAAATGCAGAACCCAATGAGTCCATTATAGGCGCATATTCAGGCATCCAATAATGCCCTGTAGGATTACCATTAGCATCATAAGTTTTTAATTTACCTAATGCATCAAAGAATCCTTTATTATCTTTAGTTGCATATTTACCACTTTTAATACCTGCCGCATAGTCTCCAATTGTTAGGTCACCAGGCAATCCTTTTCCAAAAGTACCAGCTCTAATTTGATTAAGTACATCAGCATATTCTGCTGTTTGTTTTGCCGGTATTACATACTCCCCATTCGATAATCGAACTGGAATTGAATCCGATGTACCAGTACCAGGGCCTTTAACTAGACCGCTGAGAGGAATGTCTTTGCCAGTTCCTGCTAAACCCCCTGTAGCTTGCGGGAATAAACTAGCAACAGAATCAATTCTTATGCCTTTTACCAAGTCAGTGAGGAAGTCAAAGGCTACCGTCCCGAGTGATTTTATCTCATTCGCCCATTTACTAGGTTCAAAAGCTGGCAAATCAATATTACCGAACCACTCCGCAATATCACCAGAAATATCATTAGATAAATTAGGAAATATTTTGGAAGGATCAAAGCTAAATAATCCAGCCCAATCTACTTTGTTTATTTCTGTGCCAATATATTCAAACGGCTTTAACAAAGTTTTACCAACTTCTTTGATTGGTTGCAAAGAAAGATAATCAGAAAATTTAGTCTCTGTAACTAATTTACCGATATATGTAAAGGGCTTTAGTACAGCTTTTCCAACACCAGAAAGATCTTCTAATGATATGTAATCACTAAACTTTTTGGCAGAAACTTGGTTATAAATCCAAGTAAACGGTGTTAAAGCTGCTTTAAATGTTTTGGTTACAGTTTCTATAGAAAAGAATTTACTATAATCAATACTGGTAGGAAGATTATTAGAAAGATATGTAAAAGGTTTTAAAGGAATTTTAGCAACATCTATTATATCTTCTGTAGTAAACATAGTACTAAAATCGATCTCTTTGATTTTACCATATGCCCATGCAAAGGGTGTTAAAGGAATTTTAGCAATACTAAGTACGTTATCAGTAGTAAAGCTATCCTTCATGGGATCAAAAACGGTCTCTTTGATTTTATCATATGCCCATATAAAGGGTGTTAAAGGAAGTTTAGCAACACTAAGTATTTTATCAATATTAAAGCTATCCTTCATACTACTAAAATCGGTCTCTTTGATTTTATCATATGCCCATATAAAGGGTGTTAAAGGGAGTTTAGCAACACTAAGTATTTTATCAATATTAAAGCTATCCTTCATACTACTAAAATCGGTCTCTTTGATTTTATCATATGCCCATATAAAGGGTGTTAAAGGGAGTTTAGCAACACTAAGTATTTTATCAATATTAAAGCTATCCTTCATACTACTAAAATCGGTCTCTTTGATTTTATCATA